CTCCACATCCGCGCGCCACATCCACGCCATTTTCGTTGTGCGGTCGCGGTACGTCGCAACCGCGTAGGCCCCTATTAGGTTGGCGATCGTGCGATCGCCGCTAGGCTCATGCGGCGTGTGAACGATGCGCTCTTCGGAGCCGCGAATTAGCTCGCAGCCGTCCCACTTCCACACCACATCGGCCGTAATCTTGGCCACCTGCCCGGATCGCAGCGCGAGCTTGATTACGCCGCGGTAGCCGATCTGTGCCTGGGCCTTCTTCGTCTTGTGCCAGTTGCCTTTTGCGTCCTTCGTTGACTCGGCGTATGGCACCAGATACGCCTCGCCGAGAGCGCCATCGAGCGCGAGATCCCAGCCAGCCACGTCCTTGATTGCAAGAACGACCGATAGAGGATCACACTCCACAAGCGCCGGGGTTTTGATGTAGGTCTGGAAGGCCGTGGCGATGAAGCGTACGAGCTTTTTCTCGTCTTCGCGGCTCGTCTCCAGGCCGAGCAGCGAGCGCAGCATCGATTTGTTTTTTTCGTCGCGCAACAGGGAGCCCACGGTGGTCGTGGTTTGAACGGCGGTCGTCATGGTCATTCGTCTCCAGGCCCGGTGTTCATGGAGATCGACACGCGCGCGCGAGCACCGAACACGCAGCGGTCGTAGTAGCCACAGAACTTCGTCGAGCACCACCACGAGCCAGGCATTGCCGGCATGAAGTTTCCAGACGCGAGCGCTAGCTCGAACCGTCGTATCCGCTCCATGAGTGGCGCGTAGGTCGTCACCGGGCCGGCAGACATCATGGCGCTCTTGGGCGTCTTGTTTTTCAGCAATACGTCCAGCGCGATCCCCGCCGGCTTCGCGCCGTCCGCAGATTCCGCCAACAGTGAGTAGAGCTGTAGCTGAATGGATCCGGCGAGCTCGTCGCTGGTTGGCGATTTCTTCGCCGTCTTGCAGTCATGGATCACACGATCGTGTGTCTGCAAGTCCAGTGTGCCCTCGATCTCGTGCTCGAGACCCGGAATCGCGACACGGAGTTTTCGCTCTACATGCAGGGGCTCCAGCTTCGGCGTTACCTCGCGGCTGTGAAGCCTGGCGAGCGATACGGCTTGATCCTTCCCTGTCCCTGCGTTCTCGCCATCGTCGTAGATGACCCGCTCTTCCTCGGCCAGGCGCCGATCGAAGTCCGTCGCCGCCGCGTCAACTACGTCGCCCTCTGGCAGCGGTGCGCCAGTGTCGCGCTTGCGTACGAGGTCCAGCTCGCGCGCAGCGTGAACGCTACTCCCCACGAGCAGGGCAATGCCTGGAGGAGCTCTCTCGCCCTCCACGTAGCGCCAGCGCACCTGTTCCATGCACTTTGCGCCCATCGTGAGCATCGAGGCGTGAATTGCGGTGTTCATGACGCGAGCGCCTCCTTTCGCGCGGCACGCTGACGGCGCCGCATGCTGCTGTACGCCGCGCGGCACGGCTCGCACCGGCACTTGCCCGCCATGTAGCGGGTCGGCGTGCCGTGCTTCAGCATGCGCTCGCGGCTCTCGCGGCCGGTCTTCGCGTGGTGACACGCGCGGCAAAGGACTTGGCACTTCTCAAGCTCCGCGTCTCGGCGCTCCTGCGACCAAGACCAGACGCAATGATGAACCTTCGTCGCCGGATCGATGTGATCGACTTCGAGGCGCTCCGAAGAGCCGCACTTCACGCACTGGGGATGCTCATCGAGCCACGCCTTGCGGCGCTTGGCCATCCACTTACGCTGGAACTCGCGCAGGTACGCGCGGCGCTCCTCTTTCCTGTCGGGGCGTTCGGTTGTGGTCTTCATGCCCTGAATCCTAGACCGCTCACCGTTGCAACGTCAAGCGCCCACATCCGAAACCGCTCCCGCTTGACAAGTCGAGCACACGGCCCCACGATGCCGGGCAATGGGAAAGCAAGCAAGGAAGAAACTCAAGGCCGCCGTGGAGCTCGGGCGGCGGGGGGGGCTCAAGGGCGGTCCGGCTAGGGCGAAAGCTCTCTCTGCCGAGCAGCGGAGCTCCATGGCCCGTGAGGCATCGAGAGCGCGCTGGCGTAAGGTCCGCAAGGAAGCCAAGTTACGCGAATCGGAAAAGAATGCGTGCGTGACCGGACAGGAATAGCCGTAAGTTGTGGGCATGGAAAACACCTCTTCCTCCCCTCGCCCCCGCGAGGACGCCTACGCCCGTTCGATCGGCGCTGACCTCGACGATGGCCGCTACGTGATCGGCTTCGGCCTGATCGCTCTGGCTGGCCTGTTCTCCCTTCTCGCCATCGCGGCGCTTGCGAGAGCGGTTGTCGCGGCGATCGGAGGTGCGGCGTGAGCGAGCACACTCCTGGTCCGTGGCGCTGGTCGCAGATCACCGACGAGATCCCGTACAACCTGCGCGTCGAATCGGCCGACGGCGTGCGCATCGCCGAGGTCGAGTTGCAGCCCGACGAGAAGCCGCACTCCACTCAGGGGCCGGCCAACGCCGCGCTGATCGCCGCCGCGCCCGATCTGCTCGCGGCGCTGGCTCGCATGGTCGCAATGCACGAGAAGCGCGAAGACGACGAGCTCTACGTCGGGATCATCGAAGGCTACGAAGGCGAGGAGCTCCGCACGTCTGCGCAGTATCTCGAGGACGTGGTCTACGGTCCGGCCCGCGACGCTCTCGCCCGCGCTCGCGGAGAGGCGGTGCCCCGTGGCTAATCCCTCTCCTGTCACCGACAAGCTCGCCGTCCTGCGCGAAATCGAGCAATGGCTTGATGGCATTCGCACCGAGACCGACCGCGCGCGCTTCGAGCGTCGGTGGAACACGTTGCAGGACGAGGCTGCGTGGCATCGCTACCAGCTATCCCTCGTGCTCGAGGAGATCCGGCCGCTGATCGAGGCGGCGAAGGAGCCGGAGGCGGAAATCGAGCACGAGACCGGATGCTCGTGGCACTACTCCCCGCCGGAAGACAAGCGCTGCACTTGCGGTGTGCGCGAGCGCGTGGAGGCGGGCCGTGCCGACTGACGAAGCCATCCTCCGCCGCATCGAGGTCCTCGCGTGCGAGGCCGCCGTTGCCTCCCTCGCGGATCCGACCGAGACGAAGCGGGCTATCAAGTTCGCGATGTGCACGCTCGCCGCGGAGCTGACCGCGGAGGCGAAGCTCGAGGTATCCAGGCTGTCGATGATCGCGAGGGCGCACGAATGAGCGCGGGCGAAGACACCGATCCCGTCATCGTTCCTCCGGACGTCAAAAAGGCGATCGAGTTGGTCCGCTCCTCTGGGCTGACCAACATGCTCGATCGTGCGACCGTCGCGATTCTTGCCGAAGGCTTCGGCTTCAACGACGCGGCCTACTGGATCCGCGCGAATCGTGATGCCTACGGGCGCGGGTTCGTCAACGGCTATGTGGCCGCGCCCGCATCGAAGCAAGGGGGCGCCTGATGCCGCGCGCCACGAACTGCCCCGACTGCCGCGGCCCGCTCGAGGGTGCTGGCTACTGCAACGCGTGCGGTCAAGCCGACTTCGGCACCTGCGATCGGTGCCACGAGTCCGCCTCGATCAGCGATATCAAGGGGCTGAACACCTGCGAGCGCTGCGAGCGCGAGGTCTGCGAGGCGTGCGTGAGCGATGATCGAGCGCTTTGCCGCGTCTGCGTGCGGCTGCGCGGGTGCGGGCGCGAGTGCGAACCGATGCGGCGCGAGGTGCTGAGGCTGGAGGATGTGAGGCGATGAGCGCGCTGGACGTGAAGGAGATTCGGCGTCAGGCCGAGATCGTTGTGCGGCTGAACTACAACATTCCCGGCCCGGTCGGCCGCACAGCCGTGGTTTGCCTCGCCCTTCTCGACGCGATCGAGGAGCAGGTGCCCGATGGCGTGCTGTATCCGAGTGAGTCGAAGCGAATCCTAGACCGCGCCTCCGAACTTCTCGAACAGCGCGGAGCGAAGCCGTGAAGTCCGACGTCGCCATGATCTGCGAGCACTGCGGCTCGGAGGACGTCGTGCGGCGCTCGGCGTACCTCCGAAGCGCGCGCGAGGCCGGCGCATGAAGGCCATTCGCATGACTCCGGCCGAAGCCGTCGCCGCGATCCGCGTTGTGAAGACTCGGCGCGAGGCGATCCCGGTCTACCAGGCGCGCATGGAGACCTGGAGCTCCGTCGGCGAGGACTGGCGCGCGCTGAACGGCGCGATCATCGATCGATGGTCCGTCTCGGCGCTCATCTGGATCAAGGCGCAGGCGTGGAAGAAGTACGAGGGGCCGAAGCCGTGAGGCCCGATCTCGAAGGCGTCACCTGCCATCCGCTCTCGTGGCCCCAGCTCTGGCCACGTGCGAAGCGGCGCGAGCGCTCGCGGTTCGGGCAGCGCAGCATGGACAAGTCGTCTCGCGCCGTCCTCGCCGAGCTTGGCCGGATGGGCGTGCCGGACTTCCAGGTCATCATCTCGACGAACGTGGAGCTCCGGCGGGACGGCCTGCCGTACTCGAACCAGAAGACGCCGAGCGACCCAGGGGCGGCGGTCTACTTCAAGCTCAAGGGCGAGCCGAAGGTCCTCGCCTGCGATCGCTGGGACCTCCCAGAGCACAACCTCTGGGCGATCGCGAAGCACATCGAAGCGCTGCGCGGTCAGGATCGCTGGGGCGTCGGCACGCTCGCGCAGGCGTTCCAGGGGTACACGGCACTCCCCGCCGTCGGCGACGCGAACCAGCCGCCCTGGTGGAAGCGCCTCGGCCTCTCCGGTCCGACACATGACGAGGAAACGATCCGGCGGGCCTACCGCGATCGCGCACTCACCGCGCACCCCGACAAGGGCGGGACCCAAGAGGGTTTCGCCGCGCTATCGAGCGCCCACGAGGAAGGGCTCGCGTACGCGCGGAATGGAGTTGCCCGTGGCTAACCGCCTCGACTTCGAGATCCCGCCCGACGCGGAGGAGTCTCGGTGCCGCTCGTGCGGGGCGCCGATCGTGTGGATCGTGACGACGGCCGGCAGACGCATGCCGCTCGATCTAGCGTCGGTCGAGGAGCGCGAGGGAAAGAGGTATGCCGAGAGCCATTTCGTCGCCTGCCCGCAGAGGCGGGAGTGGAGGAGGTCGAAGTGAAGGCCCGTCAGCTCCCGCGTCCCAATCGGCTCCGCCCCGAGCCCGTCCCGAGCAACGCGAAGCCGGCCAAGTGTCGGCGATGCGGGGCCGCGATTGTCTACGTGCACGGCCGACGCGGGATCCATCACGTTCTCGATCTGCGCACGGCGGAGTGGAAGGCTCCGGACGGCGCGCCGCGATGGGCGACGCATGTCCGATTTGCCGAGCCGCACATCCCGCTCTGCGGCGTCGAGGTCGAGAGGAGGCGCTATGTCGACTGAGGCCCCTCTTCCCCCCGCCGCGCTGACGCCGGAGAGGATCGCGGAGATTCGGGCAGATGCGATGGAGAACCCGTCGCGGATTACCGGCAAAGAAATTGTCGCGCTCTGCGACGCCCTCACCGCCAGCCGCCGCGAGCGGGAGGAGGCGCGACGGTTCGGCGAGATGGCGGCAGCGAAGTACAACGAGCTGCTGGAGCGCGGGAAGGAACTGCGCTGCGCGTTCTGCGACGAGCTGTACCCGCCCGGCACGCCGCCGACGCAGCACGAGGCGCTGACTGCGCACGTCCGAATCTGCCAGAAGCATCCGATGCGGGATGTGGAGCGCGATGCTCGCCGATGCCGTGCGGAGTGCGACAACATGGAGACGGCATGGAGATATGTGAACGTGCTGCTCGAAGAAGCTGTATCGAAACGCGACGCCGCCCGCGCCGATCTCGCCCAGGCCCTCGCTGCCAGCGCGCTCTACAAGGACTCGCGTGACAAGGCCCGCGCGGCACTAGTCGATCTCATGCACGCCATTCTCGGATGCGACGGTTATCCGTGCCGCGTCGAAAGCGATCCCGTCAGATACGCGCCGGAGGCGCTGGAACACGTCAAAGCCGAGCAGCGCAATCGCAACCTCAATCTGGATGAACTGGAAGAGGCCCGCGCGGCGCTCGCTGAGGCCAACGAATCAGCCGCACGCCGCACTCCCGAGATCGTTGCTGAGCGAGACGGGGCGCTGGCGCGGCTGAATAGCCGGCTCATCGAGGCGCAGTACGAGTACCTCGCCATGCCGGATGGCTCAACCGGGCGACGGACATGGAAGGAAGCGTGCATCGCAGCGCGCGAAGGTCGCGATGAGGCGCAAGCGGCGCTCGCTTCGGCCCGGGGCGCGGCGATTGAGGAGTGCTTCCTGGTCGCGCGTCGTCAGCGCGTCTTCATGCAAGACAAGGCGTGGCGAAAGTGTGTAGACAGCATCTGCCACGAGATCCGCGAGCTCGCGGCAAGGGCGGCGCGGCCGTGAACGCTGACTGCCCGATCTGTAAGCAACCGAACGAGATCACGTCTGGCGTGGAAGGACCGTTCCCGTGGTGACTGGGGTACTACTGCGCCCGGTGCGGGTACGGATGGGCCTCGAACACGAATACGGAGCTAGGAGAAGGAGCGGATCTGTGGTTGGAGATGATCGGAGAGACACGCGAGAGCCTACTGGCAAAACTGGAGCCCCAATGACCGCCCCGCCCTGCGATCAATGCGGCGATCTGCCCGCAATGTACGTGTGCCGGAGTTGTGAGGCCGCTACCTGCGAGAACTGCCAGGTTGGTAACGGCGCGCGGTGCTTCGCCTGCGAGGGGAACGACGATGACGACGAGTAACACCCCGCCCGCGCCGCTGCCGTGCCCGAACATCGATGCCGCGCTCGCGCCGAAAGGCCAGCTATGAGCGAGTCCCTAGGCGATGCGTATCCGAAGGAACAGGCGCGACTTCGTGAGTGCCTCGGCCGCTACCAAGAGTTGCGCAGCATGCCTGGCGTAAACGTCTCCTTCGCCCTCGCGGCAATCGAGGACGTACTGCGCCGCGCGGACGAAGCTGCAATCAGTGGCGACCTGCCGGCGATGATCCGGCTCTACCAGGAGATGCAGGGCTGTGAGTGATCCCATGACCGCCGATCGCGCTGCGCCGTTGCCGTGCCCGTTCTGTGGCGGCCCTTCCGAACCCCGCGACGATGGGCACGTAGGTTGCGCGAGCCGGCGTTGTCACTTCGCATTCGTGTCGCTCAAGCCGGCAATCTGGAACACCCGCCCCGCCGAGACGAAGCTGCGCGAGCGCGTGGCGAAGTTGGAGAAGGAACTGGAATCAACACGTCGCGCGGAGAGCGCGGCAAGGGCGCGACAGCAAGAGCGCGCAGGGAGCTGGGACGATGACGACTAGCCCTCCGCTGTCGGAGCGGGCGAGAGCATGGCTCTTCTCGTCGGCAACTCCAGATCCAGAAAGTGCGCCCATGCTCATCTCCGAGCTGCTTGCGCGCGTCGAGGGGTTGGAGCGGCTCATCCGCGAGCACCGCGACGCGCAGAATCAGGAGCGGTGCTTCGAGATCGACCGACTCCTCTACGCCGATGCCCTCCCGGGCGAGCCGCTTCCGGATCCGCCGGCCGATGCTTCCAACCCGGAGAAGTGGCACGCTGGCTGCGAGGTCTACAGGCTGTCGCAACTGCCAAAAAGAGGTGCGGAGGTTGGTCCATGACGAGAGCCGAATGCGATTGGTGCGGCTACTACACCGACCTGCAGGAGTACCCCGGAAGATTTCCCAAGCCAACCGAGCCCGTTAGCTTGTGCTCGTTCTGCGCCAACACGATAGCCGCCGAGGACGCTGGGCGCGGCGCGGAGGCGTACTTCACGACCCGGCTCGCTCGCCACTGCTGCGCGCTCGCGAATGCGATCGTGGACGCACTCGGAGGCGACCGCTCGAAGATGTTCCCGGACGAACCGCCGCCGCCTGAGGAGCCCGCCCCGTGACCCTGTCCGCCCAGCAGCGCCGCTCTATCGTCGCGTGGGCTCGCGAGCAGGGGCTCGGAGGATGCGCGTGAGCACGGACTGGATCGCCATGGGCGACGAAGCGGCAAAGCCAGCGCGAAGCACCCGTCCTCTCAGGGAGCGCCTGCCGTGGATCCCGTGCTCAGAGGGCGAGCTCGAATGCTGCAACTGCGGGAACTTCTGGGGCGGGAAGATGGCTCCGTGTGGCATCCACGCCTACTGCTCGCTCTGCCGCGGACGGGGCCGCGACGACGATCACGACTGCGCGGAGCACGACGAGCCGTCCGCCGTGTTCCATCGCATGGACCGCGACTGTCGCGAGTGCGGACAGCGCCATCTCGATTGGGAGCGGTGCGCGGCGATCTGGAACGAGCGCGCGAAGGACACGCCTGAGGAGCAGGAAGAGGAATGGGACCGCTGGATCGCGCGCATCGAAGAGGGCTACGAGAAAGCGCATGAAGGCATCGACGACTGGGCGCGCGCGCTCGAGCTACTGAAAGAACTACGCGCCGAGGTCGCACGGCTGCGCGCGGAACTCGCCAAGCGAGAGACCGAACTAGCTCGCGCGCCCTTCGCGTGCGAGGACACAGGTGGTGATACCGGAGGAGTGGGATGGAAACCGCAGTAGCAACGTATGAACCGTCGATCGACGAGCTGATTGCGCAGAGCCTTCTGCCGCGAGTACCTTGGCCGTCGCGGCGCACCAAAGGGACGATCACAGTCACCGACTACAACGGCCTTCAAGCCGCGATCGACGCCGCGCACGGAGGCGACATCATCCGGCTCGTCGGGAAGAAGTTCGCCGGCTTCAAGATCAAGAAGGCATGGGGATTCAAACTCACCGAGAGCTGGATTCCGCCCGATCGCTCGGTGCAGGTCGTGTGCATCGTGAACGGCAACCCAGACGGCACGCAGCCGATCATCGAAGGCTTCGCCGTCTGGCAGATGAACAACGGCACGGAGCTCTGGTGCGTCGACCTCGGCATCAAGCCGGCCGAATGGCAGGAGGAGAACAACGACGGCGCGCTCGAGTGGGTCTCCGGCCCGTACTGCTTCGGCGGTCCAATCACTGGCATGCCAGGATCTCTGCGCTTCAAGAACTGCACGCTGTACGACGCGGAGAAGTCGAAGAGCTACGGCGGGAGCGGCCTCAAGGCCGGGTGCCGAACGACGCGGATGGGTCTTCACTTCGAGGGCTGTCGATCTGCTGATGGCGCGATCGCTCAGGAGCAGTGGATCTACCCCGACAACTGCGCGTTCTTCATCCAAGATGGATGCGACTGGGGTCCTTGCGGTCGGTCCCACTACCAGACGGGCACGCGGAACTTCTACCAGATGCCCGACAGGTTCCTCGGCATCCTCGTGCAGAACTCGAAGTTCCGCGACGGCTTCTGTGGGAGCGCGAACGCGGGCTCGAACACGGTCTACGGATACCCGGGACTCGTGGTCATGCGAAATAACCTGATCCAAAGCAACGGGTGGGACGGGCTCGTCTGGGACCCGGAGCTGAAGAAGATGGTGCAGAAGCACATCGATCCAACGGCCGGCGTCGTCGTGTGGCGCGCGTACAACGAAGGCGGAGCGAAGCTTGACGCTGATGGCTTCGCGACCTCGATACTCGTGATCGACAACGTGAAGGTCTCGATCGGGCCTGGAGGACTCGACGCGTGCACGTTCGAGTGGATCAACCGCGCGCACATCCGTGGCCTCGACACCACCGGAAGCGCGAACGGCGCGCACCACGTCAACAACCCGGGGCAGTACAACACGCACGGCATCGCGAATCTGCGGCTGTACGGCCCGCCGTTCCCCCCGATCCGGACGCACATCGGCGACTCCACGTCGAAGCAGTGGCACACATGGACACAGGAGGAGCTGCTCGCGGCTACGAAGGTTTCCGCCTGACACCGCCCACGGACGGCTCGGCCGCACCCCGAGTGTGTAGCTCGCGCGATGGTCGACAAACGGACCGGGCCGGCCGTGACTAACCAAAGACGAGGAGGCAGATGAGTATCAAGAGCAAGTACGTCACGTGCGAAGTCCAAACCGCCCTCGGAAACCGAGCGATCAAGAGAGCGAGGCGCGTGCGACTCATCGACGCTGAAGGCTACGTGATCGCCGAGCTCGACCTCGAGCAGGCGCCGCACGTTGCCGAGGCGCAGCCGCCGAAGGCGAAGGCCAAGAAGAAGGCGAGGAAGTCCAGATGACCACGACCAAGACGCGCCGCAAGCCCCGCTCCCAGTCCGAGATCGCAACCGAGAGGAAGTCGAAGGCGCTCGAGCGCGCAGGAACCGCCGTGCTAGACGGCAAGCCCGCGAAGGCGAAGAGGATCGCCGCGGCGCAGAAGAAGCGCGAGACGAAGAAGCCGAGTCCGAGGCAGGCCGCTGAGGTGCTCGGAGAAGCGCACGCGCTCGAGCAGCAGATCACCGCGCTCGACCTGAAAATCGATGGCTACAAGGAGGCGTACAAGCAAGCGAAGTCGCAGCGCGAGGCACTGCTGAACAGGCTGCGCGGCGAGGTGCGCGACATGGGGCAGGGGCGGCTGCCGTTCGGCGTGAACGCGAAGGCGGACCCGGCCCAGACGAAACCCGCGAAGCGTGACACGAAGGAGACCGCCCCTGCGACAGAGCCGGAGAAGGACTCGGCGGACGCGCCGAAAGACGTCCCGTTCGCGCCAGTTGATGAGACGGAGAAGGGGCTCGAGGAGGTTACGAGTTGAGCGACACGCAGCGCGAAGTCCCGCATGTAGAGGGCCTGAAAGAGTGGGCCGAGCTCGCAGAAAACTACGCGCGGGCTTGTGCGCACCTAGCCAAGATCCACTCGGCACTTCGCGTGGTGGCCGCCGCATTCGACATCAATATCGACGGACCTTGGGCAACCGACATGCTGGAGAGACGCGCGCGCAAGGTCATGGAAAACAACGAACGCATGTGGCGGCAACTGAAGAAGGCGAAGGAGCTCATCGAATCCGTGGAGTGGGACGCCGAGGACAATCCGAAAGCACAGGCGTGGCTGTCCGAGAATCCCACCTGACAGACGACCACCGCCCGCCACTCCGGCGAGCGGCGAAAGGAACCTCCACGGCCCGAGTCCAGCGCGACCGACCGAAGTGCGGTAGCCTGAATCGGCCCCGAGGCCCCCCTGACGAGATGCTGCAGTGACCTTCCCCGCCCGCGGTCGCCCTGCCGACGACTGGCCTGGTATCCCCGGTGCGAACTGGGGGATGGGCTCTCGCGTCATCGCGCGCGGGTGGACGATCATCGTCTACGGCACGGTGGTTGGAGCGACTCCGGGAGGGCCCGAGAGCTGGACCATCAACGTGCGCCCGCACGAGAGCGAGGCAATCGGCGGCGACGGGAGGCGGAGACAGCATCGCCACTCGCTCCCAATGTCATTCGAGCCGAGCGAGATCGAGCTGGATACGGAGGCGCGGTGAACAGAACCGAGACGGCTTTCCTTGTTGCGCTAGTGGTCGGTGTGCTGACTGTTATCTTCTTTGGCGTGAGGCACGAAATGCGCAACATGCGTTGCCTTCGAGAGTGCGAGCTCGAGTTCGTTGAGCGTCGCTACGATCCGCCGGAGAACGAACGCGCGCAGAGATTCTCTCTGATCTTCCGATGCCACCGGCACGAGCGGCGACTCGTTCAGTACGTTCCGGAGAGCGAGTGGAATAAGCGAGTGGAGGCCGAATGAGCATCTGGAAATGGATCGCACGATGGTGGCGGCGCCCGGCCCTGTTCGATCAGGAGTTGCGGGCGCTGAGCGCCGCGAACCACGCCCTGCGAAACGAGCTCGCGAAAGCGCGGGCTGAGCGCGAGGCAATCCGCCGCGAGGCCGAGAAGCTCATCGCTGGCGCGCTAGAGACGCCGAGCTCCGTCGTCGCAGCCGAGGGAATCCGTCTCGCGCGCTCCGAGGCCGACGACCTCCGCTGCGAGATCGAGAAGCTGCGCGGCATCCTCGCCGATCTGCTCCAGATGGACGGAAGCGACCTCGCAGAGCTCACGCTCGAGGAGATCGCGGCGATGGTGATCGAGTGGCGGAAGGCGAAGTCGGAAGAGAAGCCGTAGACGACTCGGCCCCCGCTCGACTTTGAATCGGGCGAGGGCCTTGGTGAATCGTGGCGGCGGCGACGGTCAGACGAACGTCCGCGCCCCGCCCCGGTACTGAGCGACCCGGGTATCTCCGGGCTTCGCCGTGTACCCCTCGAGCTCGACGCGATAGGGCTTGGCCGCCGCGGTCTTCCCCTTCGTCGCCGCCAAGATCACGTTGCGGATCTTGCCGTCAGCGGCCGAGAGCGATGCGGCTACGGCGCTCGCATCGGCCTCGGCCGCGAAGTGATCGGACTCGGATGCGAGCTCGGCCGCCGCTTCTCGACGGGCTTCTGCGCGCTCCGATGCTGTTTCCTTGTGCTCCATGGTGTTCCTCTACGGGCGCGGCTTCGGCGCCGGTTTCGGTTCAGGCTTGGGCTTGGGCTTGGGCATGTGGACTCCGGTTGACGATCAGGCGAACGGGCCAGGCATCGGCACATCGGTCGGGGGCGGCGGGAACGGGCTGTCGGCATTGGCGCCGATCGCCTTGAGGTTCGTAGAGAACGCGGCGAGACGCGCGAGCACGTTCTCGGTCTGCGCGCCGTTCAGGCCATCCGTCGCCGTCTTGTTGATGTCGTCGATGAGCTTCTGGACCGACGCGGCCAAAGTGTTCGTGGTCGCGTCCATGTCGTCGAGAATGGTTCCAACGTCGTCGTACTTTGTCATGGGGAATCTTCTTCGGTTTCGGGTTTCAGCTTGCCGATCGCATCGAGCCGCGTGGCAATACCGCGCAACCGCTCGATCTGCTCAGTGCTAACTTGACCTGCCTGATCTGCCGTGATCGCGGCGATCTGCGCGCCAAGCTCGGTGGTCTCCGAGTCGATCTTCGCCATCTCGGTACGGTGCGCACGCACGACGACCTCGGTGAGCCTGTCCAGCTTATCCAAGACGCGCTCCGAGCTGTTGTCATCGATGGACTTGAGCGCGCGCAGCGTCAGTGCCTGCAAGAGATTGGATATCTCCGGATGGAGGCATTTCGGGATCACGTCGGAGTCCTGGTGCATCGCAGTCGGCCTTTCGCAACTACCACTCTAGCCCTCGACCTGTAGCGTTCCGAGCCCCTAGATATACCTACCCTTGGGGCGCGAAGGTGAGTCCCAGGGCCGCGATTTCCTCGCTGGTGAGCAAGGCCCGTACGGCCGGCTCGGTCCACGCGGGCAGCGGCTCGCCGAGTCCGACCGTCACGTCGAGGTCGGCGTCGCGGTCGATCACCCGCACGGCATCGGTCGCCGCGACGAGCGGGCGCGTGAGCCGGAGCTGCCCGTCCGAGTCGACCTGGTAGATCCCGGCCTCGCCCGTGCCGTGGACGATGATGAGCGTTCGCGTGCCGTCTGTGGCAACGACTCCATTGCCGTTGACGTGGCCCTTCGCCACAAGCCCAAGCCCGCCATCGCTCGCGCACGCGGCGAGCACCAGGGCGGCGATTACAAGTGCGTTTCTCATGCTGTTCTCTCCCTCTCACCCGCGGCGACGATGGCCGCTTCCTTCTGTTTCGATCTGTTGAAGTTGTAGCTGACGTTCGTGGCTGCCACCGCGAACATGGCGCAGCACTGCACGCGCCAGTCGTCGGACTGAAACGCGAGCAGCACCCACGCCGCATCGACAGCGATCCCGCGACCGAACTCGGTCTCCTTGTAGCCAGGCCTCACCTTGTCAGCCATAGAGGTAGCGACGCGCGCCGGACCTTCTGTGGCGAGCGAACATCGCTCGTGCGCCGCGGCAGCCCATAGGCTCGTTCCAAGAAGGACCGACGACCTGCCGAAGCACAGAAATCCACCCAGCGCGCGCCGCCATGCGTTACTTCTTCATCGCTCCGAGGTCGGCGATCGGCTGTCCGGTGTCGTCCCACACGTTGCCGACGCGCAAGAGCTGATCCGCGGAGCAGTCCGTTTCGAGCAGCTTGTACTGGTAGTCCCGGCCGAATCGGTTGTAACTTAGCGAGCAGTGGGTCGGCGGCCCCTTGCCCTTGTCCGTGAAGTACACGCAGTAGCCGCCGCCGTTGAGCCAGCAGTACTCGACGCTCACGTAGCTGATCGGGCCGTCGCCTGTTTGGATGATCAGCGCCGCGTTCGACCGGAACGTCCCGCCGCCGCCGGCCGCCGCATACGCCGCGTAACCGGGCGTCCCGGGCGCGGGCATGTTGATGTTGCAGCGGAAGTACCGCGAGTGTGATCCGAGTCGCTGCTGCACACCGTCGGCGTGGGCATCCACTGCCATGCCGAGATGGTGGAAGTAACAGAACTCGGCGAGCGCGCCACCAGACTGGTCTTTGAACGCGTCCGCGCCGCAGTGGTGGATCTCGACGCGCTTCAAGTGCGCCGGTGACTGCGCGTAAATTCCCGCGCTCGACGCGTTCCTGACCCGCCCGTGCGCCGTAGAGAACTCCTCGACGCCCGGCTTGACGTGGATCCCGTATGCTCCACCCTTCGCGTCGAGCTCGTAGTCCTCGATGGTGACGTCGTGAGCTTCGACGACGATCTGACCGTCGATCTTCACGGCCGAAAGCCTCGTGCCATCCTTCGTGATCGTCATGCTGTCCATCGGCTTGAGCACGACTCCGGCGCGCGGGCCGGTGTTCTTCTCTGTCGGTCGCCTGTCGGTGATTGTCATCTATCGCATTCCTCACAGTTGTGGGTGGCGCAGTAGCTTGCGACGGCCGCATCGAGGGCCGCTTGCGACGGCGCGCAGAACTTGACGTGGTAGGGAACGCCGCCGGCCGTGGTGCAATCGCTTTCCCAGCAAAAGTCCGCGTCCGTCATCGGTTGTCCGCCGAAAACGTGGCGCTCGGCGCGAACGACGAGGTCTGGGAACGACTCGCCGGGGCGCGAGATGAACTCGAAGTGCGTTTCTCGGTAGTCGTACTCGATCGTGTGGACGTCGTGGACCATGGCTCCGAGCTCCTGTATGGCTAGGTTCTGTCGACGCAGCGCGATGCCGAAGGCGATCAGCGCGCCCACGAAGAAGCAGATCAGTACGACGTGCCATTTCATGGGCGAGCACTACCCTACCTCCCGATGAAGAGCGGAGTATCCGGATACTTCTGGCGCAGGTGGTCCACCCAGAGCAGAAAGGGCTCCAGCCGCACCTTGTTCGTATCGAGGTCCTTGATGCTCGCGTTGATGTCGCTGAGCTGCTTCTCCATTCGTTCCGCGGAGACTTCCTGTTGGCGCCGCAGCTCGGCCGCGTCCGTGCGCTGCGTCTCCCGTGTCGACTGGAGCTCGGCGACGAGCGAGGAGATGTCAGAGCGCACACTCCCCATGTAGATCACGAGCATGGCGAGGAATGGCGCGAGCGCTCCGACCGCGGCGAAGACGTGGCCGACCTTGACCCGATTGTTCGGACCGATCTCGACCACGGACTCCTTGTCCTGCGTCATGCACCAATCCCCGCGTCGGGCGCTACTGCCCCTTCGGCAACTGCTGCACGAGCATGTAGACGCAGATCAGAAGCACCGGAATGCACCATCCCCACGGGTACGTGGCCTGCTTGACCGCCGCCAGAATCGTGCAGATGAAGGCGGCAATCGCGAGAATGATTAGAACGGTCATGTTCTTGGCTCCTATTTCTCCCTGTCCGAGTCCTGGTCGTTCCATTCCTATGCCCGGTCATCCAGGCGTTCGTTGCCGCGAGGCGTTCTCGGCCCGAGGTCGCCGATCCGCGCGTGATTGGTGCGCCCGAAGTAGAACCCGACGACGAGAAAGAACGCGGACTCCAAGAGCAGGCTCTTGCTTCTGTCGTCGGATGCCTTGGAGAACCACTGCACGAAGACGTAGATGATATTCGCCGCGACCACGCCGATCGCGATGGATGCCTGGGTCATCTCCCAGACCATGTTCAGCTTTCGCTGTCCCGCGGTGCGGAGGTCCTGTTCGCTCGTCGTAGTGGGCGGAACGGACGGCTGCGCCGGGGCGGCGGCATCCGCGTTGACCGTGGTGTTCGCTTTGTTCTCGACCATCACGCAACCCCACTCCATGCCGGCACAAGGCGCCGCATTCCACCCCGAATCCCTAGCCCACAGCCGAGTAGGGTAGAATCGCCCTCCCCGTCCAATGCCATCCCAGGAGCGATCAAGTGAACTTCCGAACCGCCTCTCTCGTCACCGCCCTCGTCGCATCTCTCGTCGCGAACCTGCGCTCGCCGGCCCCACAGATCGGCGGGGACGTTCGCGAGTTTCTCTCGCACGTGCGCATGGTCGACATGCCGGACGGCTACGGGGGAATGGTCCGCACCGTGCGCATCGAAGGGCTGAACGTGCAGATCGTCAACGGCCTCGGGCGCACCGAGGGAGTGAACGCGAGCGGGAATCTGATCATCGGCTACGCCGAGAACCCGCTGAACAATCCGCCGATGCGCGTTGGCTCGCACAACTTGATCGTCGGGCCGGGACACAACTACGGGCCGGCCGCGTACGGAGGCGTCATCTTCGGCGTCGAGAACACGCTGCTTGGCCCTTCCGGCTCGGTCACGGGCGGGCACCTGAATCGGGCGGCATGCCACTACTCCTCGATCACTGGCGGCAGCGAGAACGCCACGGCCGCGAACGGCGCCGTCGTGAGCGGCGGGCACGGCAACACAGCAATCGGCGGGGACACGTGGGTCGGCGGCGGCGAACACAATGTCGCGGCCGGCGCTAGCTCCGCAATCGTTGGCGGAGCGAACAACCGCGCGGACGGCCCCCTCTCCACGGTCAGTGGAGGAACTGCGAATGACGCCACCGGCTCCGGTTCTAGCGTAAGTGGTGGCTTCAACCGCAGCGCGATCAGCTTCGATGACTGGGTCGCCGGATCGCTCTTCGAGGATCAGTGAGCGGAGTTTCATCAGCGGGAGAACTGCACGTAGAAGTCGATTGCCGACGTCTCGGCCGTGTGCACCCAGAGCGTCGGCGGATCTCCCGCGTCCCACTCGTAGTACACGGGGAAACCGAGAACGGCGTGCAGGCCGCCATCCGCGGCGGTCGAGCTCGGGGATGCGCGCAGCAGTTTCGTGGGCGTGGCAGCCACGCTTTCCACGTTCGGATTGATGATCCAGAGCTGTGTTGCGCCCTGTGGGATCAGCACGTCAGGATCAGCTCCGGCCGCGAGCGTCGCCCCGGCCCACGAGGCATTCGACAAGTCATCCGCAACCTGGATGAGATTCCCATCGGCGCCGCCGCGGCGGGCTGTAGCCGTCATGACGCCCGCCACATTGGAGCCAACGACGTCCTCGTTTCGCCTGGTCGAGAGCGAGAACGTGGTTAGTCCGGCGGTCTGGTTCAGGGCATCCTTTGTGTTCGTCCCCATCGCCGTCACGTCCGCCCCGATCTTGATCTGGTTCGGGATGCTGTTCGTGATCGTGTCCTTGTACGTGTAGACCCGCGTGCCGCTCGGGCCGATGACCGTCATGGTCTGCCCGTCCGTCGGCAGTCCGGTGAACGTCAGATCGCGCGCGGCAGCCGCCCCAGCGGAGGCAGGACCGATCTTTTTCGGCCCCGTGTTGATCACGGTGTAATTGTCGATCGCGGGCCTCGAGATCCTGACCATCAGAAGGCCTCCGCGTTGTTGAAAGCAATCGCGTTGTAGTCGGCAGGGTCCTTGTTCTCGTCGTGGTCAGCAATGCACCCGGAACGCAGGACCGAGCCGGACGAATCGGTGATGAGCTCGTTGTTGTACTCGCCCGTGCTTCCGTTCCACTTCCGCGCACCGATGCGACAGTTTCGGATCCGGTTGTTGATGACACTGCTCGGGAGCGTCGTGCCCCACTGGAATGTCGTATTGCCACCGAGGACCCAGCAGCTACGGATGAGGAAGTTCTCGATCAGTCCATGATCCGGCGTGCCGTCTATCTGGAAGCAGGCGTTGTATCCGTACCCAGCCGGCTTAGCCGAGTAGGCCAGATTGAAGAAGCAGCGATAGGCGTCGAAGTTGCGCAGGATCCACGCGCTCTGCTTCTGCGTGGCGTCGCCGTGGACGCCGCTCTGGTACTGCCCGTTCGCGCCGATTTTTTCGATGTAGCAGGACTCAAGGCGGATACCCCGGCCGTTCAGCGTCAGGAAGTCCGCGCCAACGTCATGGATATGGCAACGCAGGAAATAGACGTCTTTGAAGTAATCGCCGTAGTTCAGGAACACCTCGTACGAGAGCGAGAAGTGCCCGAGTGCGCCATCGTTTCCAAGCTCGCAGTCGATGAAGGCGAGACCGCTCCTACCGTTGTCGAGCTTGACGCTGTAGTCGCCGGAGACCGTGCGCTTGAACCAACAGTGATCGAGCGTGACGTCGTCCGCCTTGATCGTGGTCTGTCCGTCGAAGATCAGACCGTAGTAGGTGCCGGACGAAGTAATGTTGCCGGTCCAGGTCTGCGTGGCAAACCCATGGTGCCCTGTGTTCGTTGCGCTCGGCTTCTCGGCCGCTCGCTCGCACGTGAGCGTATGCACGTTCGTCACGCCTATGTTCGTGTACCCGTTGTCGACGAGCGTGATGACATAGGTTTCGCTCGTGTCGAGGTTCTCGTTCACGAGGATCGGAACGGAGAACGTCGTGGCACCGGCCTGGACGATGAACTCGTTACTGGCGTCGAGGTCGCGGATAATCCAGTCGAAGTCGTAGCGCCCCGTCCCGCCGGTCGAGACGCGAATGGGGAACGCCGTGGTCGCGGCCGGCGTGATGGTCCCGGTGACCTCTGTGTAGAGCCCGACGTCATCCTTGATTGTCGCCGCTGCGGACGAGAATGCGATCGTGGGCGTCGGCGTGATCTTGGTCGGCCAGATCGGTAGAGCCATCGCATCAGCCTCCCGCGCCCGTCAGCGCATCGAGCAGGGCAATCAGTGCGTCCGCGGCGATCGGCACGGATGACGTGGATCCGCGCGTGATCGTCGCCACCGTGGACCAAGACGGTTCGCCGACGCCGTCCGTCCCGGCCTTCTCGATCACGTAGCCAGTTCCATCGGACTTGACGAGCAGGCGGTGATTCGTGATCGCCACGCCCGCGGTCACAGAGTAATTCTGAACGAGTGCGGCTTGGGGCATCAGGCGAACTCCGCGAGAAGGGCGTCCATGTCGGCGCGAACGATCGCGAGCTGACCCGAGAAGTTCGAGTCGGCGATGATGTTCGTCTGCTGGTCCCAGTCGGACGATGCGGGTGAGCCGGCCGATGTGCCGATCCGGTAGAACTCCTCGGTCGTCAGCTTCGTCGTCGAGCTGTAGATGCGGAGCAGCGAGTAGAGCCCAGCGGCATTTCCCGTGTACCCGTCGCCCGAGCGGATGTAGCGGTGGAACGCGCGCTCGCGGCGCACCTCGGATGCGAGAAGCCCCTGGCTATCGACGTCGTCGGGATCGCCGTTCGGCTTGAAGTACTCGACGAGGCAGTGTTTCTTCGTGTGCGCGTCGATCCCGTGGTTCGAGTTCTGCAGCGCGGGCAGGATCGACGTGCCATCCGTTGGCTGCGAGCCGCCCACCTGCGAATAGGGCACGTGCATGATGTTCCGGAACGTCTCGAAGAGATCGACGTGGATGTCGACCGGGATCGGCGACGTGCGCGGGAGCGTGCCGGCGCAGGCGGGGCCCTGCACCCAGAGCGGAACCCACGAGCCGAGGTTGTAGACCGTGCCTTTCGACTTGTCGACGAGGTTCCCGAAGTCGCCGATCGTCGGGTTTCCGACGTCATCGTACAGTGCCTTGACGCCTTTCAGGATGCCGATCTCCGTCCCGTTGTCGGAGGTGACGAAGATGTTCGTCCGCGACTTGATCGAGGCGGTGATCCCGTTCACGAGGTTGCCGAATTCGACGTCGACTGCCTCGCGCATCGAGCCGTAGTACGCCCACGCCTGGACGGCGGAGTTCGCGTGCCCGTACTGGTTCGTGTAGACCGAGCGGACCGTGTAGCCAGCGAGCGCGGCATCGTGAAATGGCGCGTGTGGCAGGTTGAATGCGACGACACAGACCCAGGGCTGGTTCGCCGGATCGTTCATCCATTCGAGAGCCTTCTGGACCTTCACCTTGTCGAGGTACTGCGCGGCGCCGTTGTAGAGCGTCGAGGCCGCGTCCCCCTTCGCGCGCGCGTAGTACCCGCCGTTGTTTCCCTGCGCGGTCGCGACGCCGTAGCTACCGTACGGGCTCACTCCGTTGTAGGGCTGCGGCTTCGTGCCGGCGTTCTTGAGAATCGCCCACCAATGGGTCCACTTGCCGACGCTGTCGAGGTGCGACCATCCGGATGCTGGGATCGCTGTGCCGCCCGGAGTCGTCGTGTTCTCGACCGTGTTCAGCGGATCGACCGTCGCATCTGTTCCACCCCAGAGATCGAGGTGCCACTTGCCGAAGAAGCCCGACTGGTAGCCCGCCGCCGCCGCGATCTCGGCCAAGACGTACTCACGCCGCTGGACATAGCCGGCCGCCCCCGGGGCCGCGACGTCGACGCCGAACTCGCCGAGCGCGTTGCCGACCCCGCCGACACCACGGTCGAGAGCGATGATCGAGCCTACGCCTGTGCGCGATGCGTAGCGGCCCGAGTACATGCCCGCACGCGTCGGCGAGCAAACTGGGTTTGAGCGCGCCTGATAGAACTGGACGGTCGCGCCGTTGTGGAACGCATCGAGATTCGGCGTGTTCGCGTAGACGCCCTTGTTGAAGAGATCCGTCTCGGTCCCGACGTAGCCTTCCGCTCCGAAGATCGAGTCGTATTTCCGGCACTGATCGACGCCCATGTCGTCGAAGTAGCAGAGCAGGATGTTGTCTTTGCGCTGTTCGATATCGACCGTCACCTTGACGCTCGGAGTCGCGGCGTTCGTGCTGACTTCGACCATGGACTAGATGCCCCTCGTGACCTGGGTGTTCACATCGAAGTTTCCTTCGACGAGCGCGAGGATGTAGTCCTTCGCGACCGTGATCTTGCCGACGCCCACCATGTCCCAGACGCCCGATGGAATCGCTGGAGTGGCGCCCTGAGTCTTCAGACCGGTCTCGGCCGCGGAGATCGTGAGGACCACTCGGCCAAGGGTCGCCGGCTGGGTAATCGTGACGCCTGTCCCGGGGAAAACGGCGCCCGCCACAGAGGGGTCCTTGCAATCGAAGAGCGGCGGGTCGGCCGACGCGATCGTCTGCCGGAACATCGCGCGCATCCCCTGGGCGAGCGCGTTCGTCACGGGATCGAAGGGTGAGAGGTCGATCGGATCGCCCGCGGCATCGACCATGTCGATGGTGATCGTGAACGTGGTGTAGGCGACGATCGCGCGCGTGCCCGTCAGGTTGAGCGATCCCGGCATCGACTACGAATCCCTCCCCGGTCGAGCCTCGCCGAGCGATGGGCCCGCGAGCGAGCCCGGGCCCCGATGTTTACCGTCGTGGATGGCGGTCTAGGCGTTCGAGAGCCCGACGATCAGGATGCTCGTGCCTGCGGCCACGGTCGCCACGGTCGCCGCGCCAGAGCGAATCTGGCCGGTCAGCTTGTACTTGTAAGAGGCACCCGGCGAGGCGAGGAAAAAGCCGTTGACCGTGTTGCGATCGAGGCTCGTGTTGCTCGCATCGACGCAGCATTCCTTGCGGCTCCCCGTGAGCACTGCGAAGGTCCCCGTATTCGGATCCTGGGTGATCTCGACGCTCACCTGAGCCTGCCCGCTGACAGTCGCGTTCAGTTGGACCGAGTAGAAAACGAGCATCGCCACCTGTGCATTCGCGACGGTGATCACGTTCGAGGCGAGCGAGAACGTGCTCGAAGCTAGGACCGTCGTGCCGAGGAGGAGGTCCGTGTCCGATCCTGAGGCGAGCGTGACCGCGCCGCCGTAGTACATGGCGTAGTGGACGCCGAGGCCTGTGATCAGGTTCGCGATCGACTGGAGCGCAGTCAGCTCAGCGATGTCCGCTCCGGCACCGACCGATCCGAGGAAGCGATTCGCCGCCGCGACGTTCTGGAGCTTCCCGTATGGGATCGCGTCGTTTGCGAATGCCGTCGATGAGAGCTGAGCTCCGCCGTTCGAGTTCGAGTGGTCGTGGTTCGCGTTCGAGAAGCTGCCGATGATCGGCGTCGATAGTGTCTTCGCGCTCAGTGTCTCAGGGCGCGTCAGAGTGGCAATCCTGTAGCGCGTCGCCCCGGGCGTGATGAAGAAGTCGGTGCCATCGAACTCGATCGCCCCGGCCTCGGGAGTCGTGAGGCTCGTTCCGGACGCGAACTTGAGCGGCGCCTCACCGGCACCGGCGGACCCTGCCCGAAGAGATATCTTCTTGTTCGAAAGGTCCTGCGAATCGCCTGTGCCAACGATGGCGCCTGAAACTCCGTGTGTCGACGTGTCCGCTTCGTGACTGGCAAGGTTCGCAACGCCAGTGACGAGCGCCGCGTCGACTTCCTCGAGAACGCTCTGCACGTCGCGTTGGTTGAACGCAGTCCCAGTCTTATCGAAAGGGACGGTTTTCGAATCAATGTTGCGTTCGCCACTCATAGCGCTGCCTGCGTCGTGCGCAGGATCCATCCGGTGACCGAGAGGTACTTGGCCGTCGCCGTCGACGTGTCCGCGTAGGCTGCGACCGTCCAGGTCGTCGCCGCCGTGAAGCGCAGTCGTTCGCCGGCGAGGATCCATACCCAGCTCTTCTCTGGCACCTGGTACTTGACGACCGCGGCATCGATGTCCGTCGTACCAGTCGTCGTCGCCGGACTGATCGAGACGACTACGTCGTGCCGGTTGACGTCGTTGTTCCAGACCTTCAACCAGATGGTATCGAGCTGGTCTGCCGTTGCATCGACGAGGTGGAGTGGCGTCACGTCCGAGGCAATCGTGTAGTCGTTCACGATCTGAATCGGGCGGCCGTTCGTGGCGAACGATAGATCGTCAGCCCATACAAGGTCCTGGGGAACCGCTGTCATGCGTACACCTCACCTCGGAGGAAAGTATCGTAGGTCGATCGGCGCGTGAGAGCCGTGCGTCGTTGGCGCACACGCGTACGGAAACTGTGGATCTTCACCTGGTAGGACGTGTTCGGCCGCGTGACGACGAGTCGGAACTGCGCGGCGGCGATGCTTACAAGGCCCGGGCGGAAGTCGAGCCATGCGCTCCAGTCTCCCGCCGCTCCGCTCGTGTTCACTCTCACCTGAATCGTGATCGTGCAGTTTGCGATCTCGCCGGGCAGGAGATGCGTCGGTCCCTCCCACGTCCACCGTAGGTTCTTCTCGTCTCCCCAGCCAAACTCCGCCATGTCCCAGGTCAGCGGGTGGACTTGCTCGGCGACGACTGCCGCCTCGAGAAAGCTCTCGCGCGGGAGCTGCGTCGCGATCGTCGCGGGGTTGTCGGGATCGCCGATCGTGTAGGTGGCCGTCAGCGCGGAGCCGGCGAACTCGAGGTAGCCACTCGTCACCTGCAGGTCTGTCACGAACGGATCGCCCGCGGGCGGAACGGCCTGCACCCAGCCGGTGCCGAACGCCTCCCATGCCTGATCGTTCCAGCGTTGCGAGTGTGCGACTGGGTGCACCGGAGGGGTCGGAGAGAAGGAGAGCGTGACCGCCTCGCTGTACTGCCCGATCTCGTTTCTGCACCGGAAATAGAGCGTGGGGCTACCGACCGTCGCACCCGACCAATCGCGCGTCGGGCCGAAGGAGAGCGCGCCGCGCTCGGAGAGGAAGACGACCGGCGCGAGGATCCAGCCTCCGCGCCGGCACTCCACGCGGTTCCCCTCTTGTCCGGCCGGAAGCGTCCAGGTGTAGACCACCTTGTCGTCGACCATGTTGGCCGCGAGGTTCGCGGGCGCACCCGGGTAGGCGCCGATGCCGATGAAGGTGTGCCGGCGCTTGGGGCAAGCGATCGGATCGAGGCGCTTGCCAGCGTGCGATCGCGTCTGGAGCGCGATGAAGAGCCGGTCGCCCGTCTCGACCTCCTGTACCGGGAACTCGGCCTCGGTCGCTGTCCCGTCGATCGCGTAGACCTGCCTCCAGGTCTGCCCGTCCTTCGAGAGGAAGATCGCGGTCGCGCCGACGTGGGTGAGCGTCGAAAGCTCGTGACTCCAGGAGACGCGGAGCATGGGGGTGAAGACGCCGCTCCGGTTCCTCACGAGGAAGTCGTCGACGCTCGTGATCGTTGGTTCAAGGGGCAGGATGTCGACGAGCCCGCCGGTTCCTCCGCCGCCCACCGTGAGAAGCGTGTCCTGTGTCAGCTCATCGAGCTCGTCGTCGTAGATGATGTCGAGGTACTCGACGAACTCGATCGCGCGCGACTTGTCATCCTCAAGCGTGATCCGCCCGATCTCGACGTCCAGGTGCTCGCCTTCGACGCAGAGGATGAAGGGCGTCCCCTTCGGGATCGGGTCCGGCGGCTCGTCGCCGGTCACCATGTAGATCGAATCGCCTGCGAGGTGCGGACCGACCCCAGTCGTCGGCTCGTGCACGCGCGGCGCGTTGAACGAGTCCGTAGCCTTATCCCACCAGTAGAGGATGTAGACCTTCGTCCCGTCGATATGGAAGTCACGGTCGGAAACCAGTTGATCCGCCCCCGGCGCATCCGTGAGCGCGCGGCCAGAGACCATTTCGGCATAGCGCCGCCCACCCGATTCGACGAGCGTGCGCGGCAGAATGTCGTGGGCGAGCCGGACCACGTCGCCGGGCTCGAAGTGCAGCGCCTCCGGGCCAAGCCGGAACGAGCCGTGGCGCACGAGGTCCTGGTACATGTTCGTCTGGAAGAGCCCCGCGCGAATAACTTGCCCGCGACTCGTGACGAATGGCATGAACGTGTGCTCGCGCCGGAGGCTCTCGATCCCCTGATCGTTCCCGACCGATCGATGCACCGCGTCCGCGGTCGAACGCTCGTAGTCGAGCTCGCGGTCGAGGAACCCAATCTCGAGCGCGTTCGGCGAGCTTTTGCCACCGCGGTATCCGATCTTGAACGAGCCCTTGCCAAGCGAGCCCATGCCTATCGGTGCGAGCGGCGTGCGCGGGCGCGCGAATTTGAACCGGAGCTTACGGCCATCTCGGATCGGGACGGCTCGGCCCACCTTGGCGGCCTCGATCAGCGCGTCCCACGCCGGCATCTGCGCATCGAACGCGCCGTTGAACTCGAAGCGCCGCTCGCCGCCTGTCGAGAGCCCAGTCGTTGCCGACCCGAAAACCGTGTCATGCCGCTGCCCGCTCGTCCAGGGATCGCCATCGGTGAGGAGTCGATCCCAGTAGACCTCGACGATCCAGACGTTACCGAGATTGACGGCCCCGTGCGTGCCGCCGTACATGATCTGCTTGATCTCGTAGCCGCCTGAGGTGTTGGAGCCGAACTCGCCCTGATTGATCTCGGGGTTCGCGCCGACCTGCTGGACGCCGTGGAAGCGGACGAAGTCGCCGACCTTCCAGTCCGAGGGCGGAGAAACCGTCTGCGGAGAGATGTCGAAGACGATCCAAAGGGATCCGCGCGTGTCGCCGTCGTCGTCCTGCGTGTCGTTGAAGTAGTAGAGGACTTCCCACTCGCCTCCGATGTCCGGTCCGATCTGGGCCGTGCCGTCGTACACGACCTCATCGCAGTAGTCGGCCCACGCCGCATGCTCCTCGAGGTCGATGTCTTTGAGCGCGTAGTAGCGGCCGAGGCCGTAGCGCTTGTTCGTCGCGATGTCGAGCGCGACCCATGCCGGATTCGCCGACCAGGCGTAGTGAAAGGTCGGGAACTCGGTCGAGTCGCGGTTCCAGATGGGAACGACCATGCCCTGTACTTCGCATGTGATGCGCGGGATCGTCGTGTTCAGCGCCTTCGAGGCCGGGATCTTGAGCGCGAGCAGCGGCTCGTTCGGGTAGGAAAGCAGCTCGTCCAGGATCGAGAAGGCGATGCCCCATTTCGCGTCATCTTGGACGAGGTTGTGCGTGGAGTCTGGGTTCACGCGCACGCAGTCCACGCGATAGCGCGCTCGTTTGAGCGTGCCCGATTCCCCAGAGAGGATGTGACCCGCAGCGGTTCCCGCGGTCGCGCCATTCACGAGCGTCGCGTCGCCCATCCAATGGCCGCTCGTGAGCTGTTGGCGGCCGTCGATGTCCCACGTCCACCAGCTTCGGAGCTCTGTTCCGATCGTGCCGTAGACGCCCGCGCCGTTCGAGTAGCGCTGGCGGATCTCGGTCGCCGAAATCTCGCGATGGAAGAGGAGCGTATCGTCCATCTGCCCGTCGAAGTTGTAGGTCGCGAGCGAGACTGCGTTCCGCCCCCAGTAGTGCGTCGAGGCGCCCCACACGAGAGGCACCGGCGCGATGTGGTGCCGCACCGCCTCGCCGTTCCAGTAGAGCTCGACCTGCTCGTTCGTCCCGCTCGCGTCCTTTTGGAAGGTGAGCGCGATGTAGTTCCAGGTCCCGACGACGATCGTCATTTCGTAGTCGGCGTAGATGTAATCGGTCGTATCCGATGTTCCGACCTGCAATCGGGCGGCAGCGACAAACGTGAACTGCGACTGGAGGAAGTTGAACGACGAGCGCAGGCAGAGCGACACGCCTCGGCGGTCGGTGTTGGTGTAGTTGCCGAAGAGGTGAATGGTCTCACCGGCCGCCGCCGGTGTCGGGAGCGACTCGGGGAAGAACCAGCACTCGATCGTGAGCACGTCGACGGAGTCGGTCACGGCGAATGGGAAGGAGCCGTTCCGTGCCGCAGTCGCATGCTGATTCGCGCCGCCCGAGTTCTCGACGTCGAGAGCTTTGCCGAGCGCGGGCGGCACGTAGTTCGCCTTGTCGAAGAAGCGGATGGTGTGGTCGACCTCGAGCGCGCCGCGCTGCACGATCCCCGTCAGGATCAGCGGCGGCAGTCGCACGTAGCCGTCTCCGAGCGGACCCCCCGTCGTGATCGGCACGCCACCGGAGTCGAGCTCGATGTAGCGCGGCTGGAAGTAGAAGTTCGTGCCGATCAGGTCCCCGTCCGATTCGGCGCGGAAGAGGCCGGACTCGCATCGCAGGCGAATCACCGCGCCATCGAACTCCTCCGCGAACGAGAACGAGACCTTGTAGAGGTCGAAGGTCGAATCCCCCGCGGTCGTAAAAAAATCCGCGAAGTTCGCGCTGCCCGGCAACCCACCGTAGGCGAAGCCCGAGTTGTCCGCCTGGATCGTCGTCGCCGCGCCGAGCACCTGCTCGACCGAGAACGCGGTCTGGATCTCGTGGAACTCCTCGATGGGCTCCTGCTCATTGGTGCCCATGCGCACCTGAGCCTCGATGCCCGGGTAGTTCTCGCCCTGATTGTCCTCGACCTTGATGCCGGTCGGGAGGTCGCCGTTCGCGACCGAAAGCCATTTCGTCGAGTCGCTCGTGCGCGATCCGATGGCGTAGACGGGCCCCTCGCCGAAGGAGATCAGCGTGTAGAGGACGGTGTCGGGCGGGATGTTCCGGACGCGCGTGAACTCGGAGATGACCGTCCCGCCGACGCGCACCTTGCCGTAGATCACGGCGATCGGCAGGCCCTCGGAGCGGATGTTCGAGATGCCCGAGAAGCCGTAGGTCGGTGAATCCTCGTCGCTTCGGCTCTTCGGCGGACCCGGCGGCGGGAAGAGGAGCATGATCGCGAGCGAGACCGCGGCGGAGACGAGCACGCCTGCGAGCACGGTGGCGAGCGTGACGCCCGTGAAGTCGCGCGGGCGCACGACGAAGGCGAACCAATCGCCGTCGACCACTGGGGAGTAGAGGTTCGATGGCGAGCCGTTGCGCCAGACGCCGATGTCGGATGGATCGATTCCTTGCGGCAGGAGGTCGAGCGCTTGCCGTGCGCGGCCCGCCTCCTCCACGATGGTCTCCCGCTTCGCCGGTTCGAACGGGTTTCGGATGATGAGCACGCGGATCACTGACCACCCCCCAAGAGCACGGGTATGGTCGAGGCGAGGCGCGCCGCATGGGTCAGCCGGTAGACCCCGACGATCCCCTGGACACGGCGCACGGGCAGCGAGTGGACCCCGTGCTCCTTCGTCGATGTGAGGACCAGGCGGTTCCGCTCGTCGACGAGGCAGGAGACGTGGTAGCCGCGCTCGCCGTGGGAGAGGATCACGTCGAGGAGCTCCGAGGCGATGACGCTGGAGGCCCCCAGGAAGCGCCAGGGCGAGGGCAGCTCGGTCTCTGCCGTCCACTCGCGCGGCATGTCGGCCGGTGCGAGGACGTGGCCCCCGCGCGCGTAGGCGATCTTGAGCGCCCCGACGCAGTCGAGGCCGGTCGCGCTGTCCTCCCCGCCCTCGGCCCACTTGATCTCGAGGAGGTCCCGGTAGTCGATGGCGCGATTCATCGCCGGCCGATCCTTCCAGCCGGCGGGATTCCGGGCTTGCCCCCAAAGCGCTTGGGATGCTGCCTCACGAGCCCGCGCGCGACCTCGTCGTCTCCCCTCGCCCGGCAGTCCTCGAGCGTGAAGCCGCAGGTCGTGAAGGCCCCGCCCACGCCGAGGATGTACCCGCACTCGGGCGAGCCGAAGGGTGCCCAACGGCAGTGGCGCTTGGTGTGCACGTAGGGTGGGAAATTCGTCTTCGCGAGGTTGTAGGCCCCGAGCGAGAAGGTCGCGACGAGCGGGGTCATCGAGGCCGAGACCACCTCGAGATCGATCCGGAACGTGCCCTCGGTGTTCTCCGGATCGAGCGCCGAGATCACGCGGATGATGGCGGGCTGCCCAATGAATCCGCCCGCCGCTTCCAGTCGCGGCGCGAGCTCGAGCGAGAGGTTCGCGACGTTGACCTCGATCGTCGGGATGTCGCCGCTCCCAGACTCGATGATCCCGGAGTGTGTGATCGGCGCGGGGTAGTAGGCGATCGGGGCACCCGCCGAGTTGACGCCGTGGTAGACGCGCTCGTTCGCCTTCGCGTACCGGAACCGCTGGGGCGGATCGTCGGTGGTCTGGATCTCGTAGAGGAAGATCAGGGGCCACTCGGACTCCATCTGATTCTTGTGCTCGGTCAGCACGTCGCTGAGAGTCTTCGGCATGGCCTAGTAGTCGTGGAGCTCCTCGAGCTCGAAGGCAAAACTCTCGACGAGCGGCGCGAGCAAGGCCGAACGAAACCGCGTGTTCTGAAACTTCACGGTGAGCGTCTCGACCGGAATCTTGAGCGGCACCGTCCACGAGAATGGGACCTCCGTACCGCGGTGCTCATCGACGAACGTCTGGAGCGTCTGGCGCTCCGTTGTGGTCACCCCCTGCGCTTGCACGCGCCACGCGCGGCGGCCCTTCCGGTACTTCATGAACACTTTCGGCGCGCCCGCCTCGTGATCGAAGCGCTCGCGCTCGTACCCTTTGATCTCCTCGACGGGCCACGAGAGGTTGCAGGTGAGCGTCCCGGTCGCGCCGTAGCGCTCGCTCTTCAACGCGACGCTCGCCTGGTCGTCGTTCCCGATGTCCGGCGGATCCGATGCCGGAAGCTCGGCCCAGGTGTCGAAGTACGCGAGCTCCCCCGCGGCCGTCGCACTCTGGAAGAAGAAGAAGCCCTCCCCAAGTCCCTGCGTTTGCGCGACCGAGCGGCCATCGACGAGCCAGCCGGCGACGACCTCGATGCCCGATTCGAGCACGTCGTTCACGGTCGGCGTGACGATGATTCCGTTCACGATCGCGCGGAGCCCGGGAAGCCCGCCGGCCGAGAAGTTCAAGACCTCGCAGTCGAAAGTGAAGAGCGTTCCCAGAGCCAACCCGAACGCCGCGAGATCAACCGAGGCGAGCAAGGTTGGTACGGTCGACACTCCCGTCTGCGAGGGGTCCAGGTGGTAGTACTCCATCGTCCAGGTCGGACCGGACGTGTAGAGCACCTTGAAGAGATAGCCGCCCTTGCGCCGGTGCAGGTCGCCTTGCAGCTCGATCGACGTGCCGGGCGAATAGTTCACCGTGGCGCGCAGCACGATTCCCATGTGTCGCTGAATCGCTGTGTTTCCACTCGCCGGCGTGATCTCCATCGAGCGGTGCTGATTCACGTTCCGCGCGACGCGCTGGCGGATGTAGTAGCCGTACTTCTGGCCCGAGCCGATCGTGATCGTCTGCCCCACTTCCACGCGCGAGGCATTCGCCACGAGCTGCCCGTAGTGGTCGAGCGTGTCCTGCGGCGATTGCATGCCGTGCAGGTCGCCAGCCCAATCGCACATGAGCGAACGGGCCTCCGCGATCGGCACGATGTCCGTCTTGCCCCTGCACGTTCTGCGCTCCCAGCGCTGGAAGAGATCGCGCAGGCGCACGAAGCCTGCCGAGACGTCGTAGAGCTCGAACCTGTCGACCGGAACGTAGGTCGTCTTCGTGCTCTCGAGGCGCGAGCTCTGCGTTCCGAAACCCCAGCGCCCCACCTGCGTGATCGCAGATCCAGAGCCGTCGATGATATTGAAAACCTGGACGTCCGTGTACGTGACTTGGCCGCCCGCCGCCGACTTGATCGTGAACCAGCACTGAATCGATGGGGTCACCGCGCCCGTGATCCGCATCCGCATCTTCATCGGCTCGCGCTGACCGAGGAATCCGGGCTGTGGAGGGAGATTCGCGGAGATGAGGACCGTTATCGTCCCAGAGTTCAGGCGCAAGAGAAAGAGCTTGTGCCCGAGCCCCGCAGCGTTGACGTGCAGAAACATGTAGCAGGAGATGTCCCGCCAGTACTCGTCTGCCATGTCGTCGCCGGTCGCGACGAGGGTGCCGTCGCGGATGCGGCCCATGACGCATACGTAGCGCGTCGAGCTCGTGGTGAGCTGGCCGCCGAATGGACGCTTGATCCGCGGAGCGAGGGTGATCTCTGCGTCAGCAACATCCGAAAGCAACCGGAACGCGCCGCAACACAACGCCTCTGTCTGCCCCGATGCAGTCGCGTCCTTGCTGTATGTCGCCCCTCCGCCCGTGGGCGCCGATGGATCATGGATGTAGCCGTCGTGCAATGTTCCCCACTGAAAGTCCACGGCGTAGCCGGTCACCGCATCCACGGCCGAGGATGGGCGCAGCCGCATGTAGAGGCTTGGGGCCGTGCCGTAGGGGAGTCCTTCCGCGAACGTGTCGTAGCTCGGGAGGATCTGGTTCCCGTCGTCGATCGTCTCCGTGGGCCGATTGAAGAGGACGACGAGAGCCGCCTGCGAGAGCCGGCAGTTTCCGCCCGAGACTTCGATGCGCGCGCCGCTCTCGAGGAGGTTGATCTCGGTCACGAGCCAGGCGGCAGCGGTCGCCGGATTCACCGCCCAGCGCCGGCAGATCAGTTGATAGGCCACGCCAGAGAGCGATCCGGTATCCCCGCCGCTGAAGTAGTCGGTGCCGCCGATGCGACAGAACTGGTCGATCTTGACCTGGTTCGAACCGGTGCCGTCGCGCACGCCGTAGACGGTCATCGCGTCACGCACGCTTACCGCGTAGAGCGGCAGGTCACCCCAGAGCCACGATTCCTTGTCGAGATCGAGCGACTCGGTCAGGTAGTCGGCGTCCCCGTTGAACTGCTCTTCGTCGATCAGGAGGTTGTGATCGCCGCCGGCCGAGCCCGTCCACTGGAGGTAATTTCCCTGCTGCGTCGGGAAGAGCGTCGCGATCAGCGGGTTTCCCGACGTGTCGGAAAGCAGATCACCCGCGACGAAACCGCTCGCCCCCTGCAAGCAATAGAACTCGTCGAAGTCGGCATCGAGATTGTGCAGGCGGATCCGGTTCGCGTCCGGATTCGTCGTGTTCCCACGCGTGTCGACGTTCGTCCTGATAAGCCCGGGATCGTCCACCCCGTTCACGCGCACGCGCAGGAGCCCAAGCGTGTCGTGAATGTAGACCGCGACCTCGATCTGGTAGACGGCGCCCGCGACGAGAAGCGGGCCGGTCGCGTCCCACGGACCGCCGCCGCTGACGCCCGTCTTCACGCGCAAGACGCCGGTCGTCGTGTAATAAAGGCCGAGCTGCTCGGAGGATCCTGAGTTGAACGCGAGCACCAGGCGCTCGGTCCCGATCGAGTTCGGCCGGACGATCACGTGCGCGATCAGCGTTTCCTTCGGGCCCGCGAGCGTGAGCAGGAGCTCGTTCGGATTCCGAATCGCGCGCTGAGAGTTGCGCAGGCCATTGACGATCGAGCCGATAATGCCTGACCACACGTAGCCGGCGACGGCCGAGGCCGAGCTATTCTCCCGGAGCTTCCCGACGTCCCCGGCGGGGAAGTGATCCCAGGACGTGTAGGTGAGGATCCCCGAGATCGACACGGCTCACCGCTTCCACTTCCGGATCGCTTCGACCGATGCGCGGCGCGTGCCGTTCGAGACGGAGACGAAGATCGCGTCCTCGATCTCGCGCGCGTGGGAGAGAATCACATCCGCCGCAGTCCGCGGATCGAGGCTTCCCACGTTGAGCGTGACCGGCGCCTGCACGCTCATGCCGCTCTGACCGCGCTGGCTCTCGCCCACGAGCTTGACCGGGATCTTCCTGTCTCCGCCGAGAGGCACGAACGCCTCGGCCTGGGTGCGGCCGTGCCTGCCGAAGACCGCGACCTGTGGCGTGTCGGCGATGCCGCCCATGTCGTAGCTGCGGACGGGGATCGCGGTACGCGCGAGGCTTTCAGCGAAGGCTCGCGGGATCTGCGAGCGCCCGATCATTGGGGCGTAGACCGTGCCGCCGCGCTCGGCCTGGCGCGTTGTCACGCCCGTGATTCCACCCGCACCGCCGCCGCCGCCTCCACCGCCCCCTCCGCCACCGAATGCGCCGGATACTGCGTTCAGCAGCGCCCACTTGATGATGAGCTTCGTCAGCTCGCGCAGGATCGACTCGGCCCAGCGGTCGAAGTCGCGCTCGCTCGATGCCAGCGTGCTCGCGAGGCTGTCGATCCCACCGCGGATGAGGCCGATCGAGTCGGCCGCGGCCTCGGCGCCGAGAGCGCCCGCTTTGAACTGGCGCGACATCTCCTCGAAGTTCGCCTCGAAGCTCTTGCCGAAGTCGTCGCCCTCGGTGAGAGCCTGGAGCTCTCTTCGCCGCGCGATCTTCCCCGCGTCGATCTCGGCCTGAATGCGCAGCCGGTCGGTGACCTTCTCGATGAGCTCGAGCTCTGCTCGGAGTTGCTCCTGCGTGATCTCTCCAGCCGCCTCTGCCTCGCGCGCCGCATGCGTCCAGTCGGCCGCGAGGTTCTGCACTTCGAGACGCGCGCGCGCCATCTCATCGAGCTCGGCGGCGAAAGCCTGCATGCGCAGGTCGTGCCCCTGCTCGCGCGCCTTGCGGTCCTCCTCCGCCTGGAACTCGCGGAGCCGCGCCTCGATCTCGGCGCGCCGCATGAGTTCCTGGCTCACCTCGGAGATCGCCAGACGCTCGGCCTGATACTGCTCCTGGCTCAGCTTCCCGGAGGCGAAGGCCGCGTCCGCCGCATCTTGCCACGCGGCCGAGATGTCGAGGACTTCCTGGCGCAGCGCCGCGGCTTCGTCGATCTCGGAGCGAATGGCTTCGATTCGCTTCTGGCTTTCGGCGTCGCCCGCGAATTCCTTCGGTCGCAGCTCGTCAAGCCGTCGACGTAGCTCGGTCACGAAGTCGGGTATTCCCTGACCGCGCTCGCGCGCCGCCCCTTCGGCCAGATCGAGGAGCTTCGCGTACTTCTCGATCTCGCGTTCCAATAGGTCGGGCTCTAGCGCCCCTGACAGCTCCTCGACGTTGTCCTTGAGGACGAGGAACACCTTCCCCATCTGGTCGAGCGAATCTGTGGTGAGCAGGGTCCCGGCGCGTAAAGCTTCGAGATCGCGCTTGATGCGGAAGGCGAGGACGTCCTCTGTGAATTGGAGCGCGGCCTCAACGTCTCGCGACGCCTTCGGAAGCTCATTTCCGGTCTTGTCCCGAACACTCTCTTGGAGCTCTTTTAGCTGTTCACGCAGGAACTTGACGTTATTCCCGAAGCGCTTGAAGGCTTCGTCCCCCGGGCCGAGGCTGTTGACGGCGGAGATGATGAAGCCGCCCATATCCTTGAAGGCAAGCGCGAGCTCGTTCGTGGCTTTCGCGTAGTCCTCGGAAAGGTTCTGGCTGCGCTCGATCTGTTTGTCGGTCTCGCCCGCGCTGTTCGCGATCTCCACGAGCGATTTCCCGAACTGCCCGTAGCGCGTCGTCGTGAGCTCCGTCGCACCGGTGAGCGCGCCGAAGGAGGAGAAGAGATCGGAGAGCGCCTGGCGATTCCCCTGCGCGCCACTGTGGATCTTCTCGAGCACGCCCGCGAAGCCGAGGCCCTTGATGTTCTCCTGGTCGAGCTCGAGGCCGAGCGCTTTCGCTGCTTCGCGCGCCTGGTCTGTTGGATTGGCGAGCGTGGACATGATGCCCTGGAGCTCGCCGAAGACTTGGCGCGTGGGGAGCCCGGCCGCTTGCAGGGTCGCGAGTGCCGCCGCGATCTCCTCGAACTCGAAGCCCATCTGCCTGGCGGGCACGAGGAGCTTGGCGAGGAGGCCCGTGAACTCGGGGAGCTCCGCCTCCGAGAGCCGCGTCAGGACGGTCAACATGTCCGCCATGCGCGGGACCGTCTCGTCGTTGATCTCCTGGCCGAGGCCGTCGAGCGCCGTCGCGATCGCGGTAACCCCTCCCTCGGTCTCGCCGAACGTCGCGCGCGCGAGCCGTGCGCCGCCATCGAGAAGCGCCATCGCCTTCGTGGCGTCGCCGGCCGTCTCCTTCAGCGCGACGAATGCGCCGCGCCCGACCTGCTGCGCACCACGCCCGAGCTTCGAGGAGAGCGCGTCGATCTTATCGCTGATCTCCTCGATCGAGCCTGCGGCACCCTCGGAGGTCGACGAGATCCGCGCGAGCTGTTGGTCGAAGGCAAGGAAATCGCGCGTGCCCTTGGTGACGATCGCGAGCGCGGAGCCGAAGCCCGCGAGCGCCGCGATCTGAGGAGCGAGCCGGTTCCCAAAGGCGAGGAGCGAGCCGCCCATGCCCTTGATGCCGCCGTCCACCTTCCCCGCCTCGAGCGAGACGACGCCGAGCGTCCGCCCGTAGTCGGCGGTCCCACCCTTCGCGGCCCGGAAGTCCTCGGCGTTCCGCCCGACCGCCTGTCCCGCCGCGTAGAGCCCAAGGCCGAGCGTGTCGAGCGACGCATCGACCGCCTGGAAGCCCTCGACCGCCTGGCTCGTGCCCGCCTGGACGGCCTGCCCAGTCGCATAGGACTGGAGCCCGAGCGAGCGCATGGAGTCGTCGAAGTCCGCGACCGCTCCGGCCCCACCCACCGCGACATCGAAGGCGCCAAGCGTCGAGCGGAACTCCTTCGTCTGGCGCTCCGCCCCCTGGATCGCGGTCGTCGCCTCCTGCATCGACCGCGTGATGTCCTTGCCGAGGCCGAGGAAGGCGGCGTCCATCGCCTTCGCGTTCGTGACCGTCTGGAGCTCGACCTTCGAGAGCTCGCGGCCGAAGCCCACGAGGGCCGGGCTCGCGAGGTCCTCGAGCTTCAGGATCGCACTCAGGACGGCGTCGTCAGCCGCCACGGCTCTCCTCCTCGTCGTGCTCGGCTGCGGCGAGCTCGTTCTCGAGCGCGTTGACGAACCAGAGGAACGACGGATCCTGATCGGTCCAAGTGCCCGGCGCCGGCAGAAAACCCTTCTTCAGCCAGCCGTACGCGCGCAGGGCAGCGCTGATCTCCGGCGACTGAAACGAGCTCGGGCAGCGGAGCATGAGCTTTCGCCCGTTGCCCTCGCATGCTGTGCAGGGCGAGCAGCCCTCAAGCCGCGAGCCGTTGCAGGTCGGACAGGTGATCGCGTAGCGTGGCTCAGACGCCGGAGCGTCGCAGCCGTACTTCTTCCGCACCTTCGCGATCGAGGGATCAAGATTCGGGCACGAGCCGGCGCTCCGCCCCCCGCACAGCTCAGGGCAGGCGGGGAGTCCCTCGGTCACGATGCCGCGGGCGACGGCGCGGATTTTTCCACGTCCGATTCCTCCACTCCGTCTGAGAGCGCGGCGACTCCGAGTTCGGCCATCTGCCCCCACGAGAGGCGATCGAAGAACGCTTCGTCTCCATCGAACACGATCGCGGCTCCGGTGCTGTCGCGCAGCGGGTGATCCTTGTCCACTGCGACAAGATGCGCCTGCACAACCGCGAGGATGCGGGCATGGCGTCTTCGCTCTGCTCCGGCTCCACGATGCTCGTCGATGTCGTCGAAGATCGGGGCCTCGACATTCTTGGGCGGACGCTGCAAGTAGAACCACGTCTGCTCCTCCTCGGGCCGTTTGCGATCCTCGCGCAGCACGTACTTTCGCCGTCGTCTGGGATCGAGGGCGATCGCCATGTGTCAAGCTCCTATCAGGGTGCGTCGATGTAGTAGGTGAGGACGATCTCGTTCTCGCCGCCGATCGAGGTCAGGGTATTGGAGGCGCCGAGCAGGTTGCCGAGCTCGCCGCCCGTGCAGATGAAGGGCATCTCGTCGGTCATGATCCCGTTGCGCTCGCCGCGATCGCCGCCCGAGAACTGGATGCCCGGCATCGTGAACTTGAAGCGGTTCGCGTCGACGGAGCCGACCGTCGCGCGCAGGCGCGAGATCGTCCCGTTCACGAACTTCTTCCGGTAGTTGACCGGGGTGTCGACAGTGAGTGTCGCCTCGGGATCGAATGTTCCCGAGCCCGCGCGCGTGGTCCCGGTGAACGCCTCGACGGCACCACCGGCAACGCCCGCGTGGATTCGGAGCTGAGGATCGTTGCCGAGATTGAAGGTGATTTTGCCGAGCTCCGGCTCGATCTCGCCGGTCGTCCCGTTGACCGTCTCGTCCGCAAAGCCCATAGCGGAATCCTCGAAGATCGGCGGCAGGCCGAACTGGTAGAGGATGCCCGTGAGCATCGTCGCGTCTTCGACGCCGGTCGCCTTGTCCATGATCCCGACGCCCGTGAAGGTCATCATCACGGGGCGATTCGCGAGCGCCTCGAACTCCCAGTTTCCGCGGAATCCGCGGATCGTCGTCGCCGTGCCGTCTTCGTAGAGGCGGAGCGAAGCGGTCGGCCAGATGAAAAAGGCTTCGCCGCTCGAGCCGCCGACGACTTCGGTGCCGGCCACGAGGTCGAGTCGCGAGAGCGTCTCGCCGTTCGTGAACGTGCCGCGAATCGGCTTGTAGAAGATCGTGGTGTCGGTCGCCACGACGGCCTTCCAGACCACGCCGCGCGCGTTGCTCGTGTTGCCCTTGAACGCGACGCCGACGCCCCAGCCGCCGGTAGCCGAGGCGATCGTGATCTGTTTCACGACCTCCTTCCATGGATACCAGGAGTAGGCTCGCGCCGCGGTGCGCACGGACGGCGTCGCCGTCGCGCCGGTTGACCCACCAGTGAGCAGACCCGTCGCGTTCAGCGTTCCAGTGACGGGCTCGAGCAGGATCGAGGTCGCGCCGGTGAACGTGTCGTGCATGACGCGCGCCGTCGCGGACGACACAGCCTGGGTCACAAGTTCCCCATGCCGGAACGGCCCGCCGGTGATGGCGCCGATCGTCAGCTCGTCATTGAGTGGCCCGCGGCGCATTCCGCACGAGCGCAGGATGAGGTCCCACGCCGGGAGAGCCGTTGAGTCGACGATGCGCGTCCCACGCATCTCGGTCTTGAAACTCACGCGCCCCGTGACGAGCCCCGCCGCGTCCGCCGTCTTCGTCAGCGAGTCGTAGACGAAGTTCCGGACGATCATGTCGACGTTCGGACCGATCTTCGGGTCCTCGATGAGGAGCGTCGCGTTCGCGCCCGAGCCGATGCCGGCCGCCAGAGATCCGGCGGTCACTTCCTCGGCGATCACGAGCTGTTTGCGTTTGACTGTCAGCGGCATGGGTCTCTCCTCACGTCACCACGCTGGGATTGTCGTGGACATGTCGGTACTCGATCCGGTACTGCGCTCGGCAGATTGCGAGTGGCTGAGTCGTCTCTGCCTCGAAGACTTCCTGACTCGTGGCCGTCAGATAGGCGGCGAGCCCGTTCAGTTGCTTGTCCTGCTCGAAGCGCTGAGTGATGTCCGCGAGAAGCCAGCGGAGCTCGTTCTTCCAGGTCGTCGAGCCCGTCATCGTACGGAGGCCCGCCACGATCGAGAGCATCAGCGAATGACGAATCATCCCGGTCGTGTCGTCGAGCACCTGGTCGGACTCGGGGATCACGAGGGCAAAGGGCCCCGTCACGCTCCCAAGTGAGATCGCCGCGCCGTCGTAGACGCGCACCTCGCGGAGCGTATGGTGGTAGCCCGTGCCGTTGATGTCCGTCAGATCCGAGCGGACCTGATCGATCACACGCACCCCAACCGGTTCGCCGTCGTCGGGGTAGGCCACCTAGAGCGCCTCCTCGAGCTCGCACGAGACCTGGTATTGATCGCGGTGCGCGCGGTGAAAGGTGATCGAGGGCGGACCGACGAAGCGCACCTCGAATGCGGCGCTCCCGTCGATCGGCGTCCAGTCCATGCGCAAGACGCCGCCGAGAGACTCGTCCCAGAGCTCTCGGATCTGGAAGACCTCGGCGTCGGTCGCCTCCGGCCAGCGCAACGGAATGCGGCGCGTCGGCCGCTCGTAGATTTCCCGCGCGTCGACGAAACCCGAGGCGGAGTCCGACTGCAGCGCAGCCCGGTCGCTGTCGGTCTGGAGCGCGTACTTGAGGCCGTCCACAACGAAGGCGATTGCGGCCACTAGAACGCCTGGCCTTTCCCACTCGCGCGCGATTGCTGAGCTGCGCGCACGGTGCGGATCGCTTTCGCGACCGAGGCCCGGAGCTCCTTCGCGCGCTCGGGCGCGCTCTGCTTCACGAGGTCGCGGAATCCGAGGCGCGGCTTCAGGCGCACGCTCGCCTTGAGGGCCCAGAGGTTCAGCACTTCCTTCCCAAAGAGGGGATTGAGCGGCTTGTAGCGGATGATCGGGACGCCGTGCATGACCTGGATCCAGACCCGATCGGGCTGTTGCTCGAAGAGCGCCTTCGCGGATGGGAAGCGCGGCACGCCCGCGGCCGTCAGGTTGTCCGGCAGAGGCAGTGTCAGGAACCGCTTCTTCGCGCGGATGACTCCGCCGTGCTCGTGGATCTTGATCCGACGCGCGGTCTCGGCATCGCCGACGTAGAGCGTCAGGCGCAGCCCCGCGATCGTGCTCGCCTTGGCGTTCTCGTAGCCGACGGTCGCGCGCAGTCCGCCCGAGCGCGACTTGAGGAGGTTCTCCGAGAGGTTCCGGTAGAAGGGCGGCCCGCCGACCGGCGCCTTGAATCGATCGAACATCTTGCGCCGGTAGCTCTCGCCGATCCGGCCCATGCCGAAGCGCAGCTCCTTCGCCGCCTCGCGCGGGAAGCGGCGGATGAGGTCGGTCGCGCCCTTCGTGTCCCAGCGCAGGCTCACGCGGCCCTCCGATGCTGGGCGAGCACGTTCTCGACTTCCTTCAGGAGCCCGTACTGGCCCTCGAAGGATGTTCCGCCGCCCATCGGGACCGTGACGTTCCCGCCGAGCATGCCGCGGCGCTGCAAGAGGTAGATCACCTGTCGGTCCGCGGCGCCCGCGAGATCGGGCCAGGCCGTGATCAGGTTCGCCACCGTGGTGCCGAGACCGCCCGTGTACTTCACCCGGACGTAGCCCGGATCCGCGCGCGTCTCGAAGAGCAAGCGCAGCCACCCCGCAGCTTTGTTCAGGATGAAGCTCTGGGTGGTGATGAGCGAGAGCCCCGTCCCGGTGTCGGCCCCGTAGTCCACTGTGAACGTGGCCGCCCCGTCGATCGGCTTCGCATCGAGCGAGACGATCTTCGCGAAACGGCGCACCTCGTAGAGTTCCGTGCGCTCGACGCGCAGCGCGTGCAGCCCGAGGAATCGCACGAAGCGCGCCGACACGTCGCCGATCAGCGTCGCGATCAGGGCATCCAGATCGCCCGTGTCGATTGAAGGCGTGTAGAGCGCCTTCACTCGCTCGAGCGTCGTGAAGTCCTGGACCGAGAGCTGACCGTCGAGGTTCATGCGGGCGCGACCACGCAATGCCCGGCAAAGGCCGGATTGTTCACGAGCTCGCCCGGCACCTCGTCTCCCTGCGAGTAGCTCTTGCCCTCGTGCAGGACGTGATCGCCTGCGCAGATGACGTAGCGCGCGGCGGGCTTTCGCACAGCGGGAATCGGCGCCTTCACCGGCTCGCGGTGCACGCCTTCCTCGCGCGTCTGGTAGTCCTTCGGATTCTCCATGCTCAACCTCGCGTCGCCTTCGGTAGGGTTTTCGGATCGACGCCGAGCCTCTCGGCCTTCGCCGTCGCGTTCGCCGCCTCGCGCGCGGGCTTTTCCTTTTCGCGCACGTCGTACTCGCGGATCTTCACCTTCATGGATGCGTGCATCCGCAGGCTGAGGATGGCCACGGGCTTTCGGCCCTGCACTTCCGCCGCCTTCGCCGCCAGATCCTCCAGTCGCGTGAGCTCGGCTTCGTCGATCTCGGCCACGAGATGCGGCGTCAGCTCGACGATCCTCGCGAGCAGGGGGTGCGTCGCGTCCACGACTTCTCCGCCGCGCGCCCACAGGTGTTGGTTGTTTTCGGTGGGGACGCCTGGGAACACGAGCGCGCGCCCGGGCTTGACCCGGTAGAGCTTGCGCGCTTTGAGCTCTTGCTGTGCCATCGCTTTGGTGCCTCGAAGCTGGAAAGAGGTTTAAGAAGTGGCGGGCCGTCGAGGGGTGCGCCCGGCGGCCCGCCGGAATCACAGTTCAGAAGGGAATCACTTCACGTCGAACGCCAGAGCGACCACGTCGCCGGTGCCCGGGTTGAACAGGGCCGGAGTGAACGCGACCGTGTTCTTCGGGTTGTCGGGAATGACGCTCGCCCCGCAGGTGAACGTTCCGCCGGTGCCGCCCGTGATCGAGATTTTCACGAAACGACCGGCGACAAGGGCGGAGCACTTGACGTGTCCGACCTTGAAGAGGTTGTCATCGCCGGTCGCGAAGGTGATCGTCGTTCCCGGGACGGCCGTGTAAGTGCCGGCCGCGGTCGCCGATTCCTTGACGACGAGCGTTGCCGTGCCCGAAGTCGCGGCGTTGACTCCGCCGTTGAATTCGAGCGTGAAGCCCTCCCAACCCTTCGTGTCGATGGCGTCGGAGAGGACTTCGGTGTCAGCGCCAACAGCTTGCGTGGTGATCGCACGCGTGGGCGGCATGACTCGGGGGTCGACAGCAGTACCAACCATGTGTTTGCTCCTTCCGCGTTAGAACGCGCTGAGGTCCTGGCCCGTGATGACGCAGAAGGCGTTGGGCTGGAACACGCCGACGTCCATGTCGAGATAGGCGACGATGTGCGTCTGGCGCTTCTGCAAGGCGTCGTTCGCCACGTTGGACGCTTCGAGCATCATCGTCCCGAAGGTCGCGATGATCGATTGCCCGAAGTCTCCGAAGATCGTCTCCGCTTCCGTGCCGCTCGCGAGCAAGCTCGTCTGCACGTACGGGTAGCCGAGGATCGTCTTCTGGTTCGCCTCGCCGATGATGTGGCGGTTGAACTCGCCGTGATCGGCGCTCGTCGCCTCGCTGCGAAGCCCGCGGAGCCAGCGAATCAGCTTGACGCACGTCGCCCACTTCGCGTTCGTCATCACCACGTCGTCGGTGACGAGAGCTTCCTCGACCTTGAGGAGAGCCAGGTATTGCGCGTAGACCTGCGCGTTCGTGACCGCGGCGCTGTTGCCGGCCTGGTTGTAGATGCCGAGCGGCTGGTCGTCGATGCCGGTGCCCTTGAGGTAGTACCGGTTCATCTGGATGGCGATCTCGCGCGCCATCATGTTTCGCAGGATGTTCTCCGCGCCCTGCCCGTAGGTGAAGAAGCGCCGGGACACCTTCGAGAACACTCCGACCACGTGGGGCCGAAGGCTCATCATTCCGAAGGTGGGTTCCGTCTCGGCGAGCGCTTCGTTCTCCTGCGCTCCACCCGCGGTGACGGTCGTCAGCTCACGTGGAATCTCGATCGGGAAGGTCGAGAAGTTCTCCTGCTGCGCGCCGAGCTGCGAAGAAACGAGCTGGGGGCGCAGGAGCGGGATGAAGCGCTCCGTCAGAACCGCGCCCGGGACGAGGAACGCGCCACCGGCACCGGTGTCCGTCTCGTTTGCCGCGCGCGCTTCGTACTCGGTGTTCTTGTGGCCGGGAGCCTGCGCCATCTGGCGCGACATCTCCCACTCCATCGACGCATCGAAGGCGCGACCGTCGAAGGTCCCCTTCGTGCGCCCGGCGAGGAGCGAGGTGTAGACGTCCATGAACGAGAACTCTTTCCCGTCCGGCCGCTTTGCCTCGTCCGAGCCGGGCAACATGAACTTCGCGTTGCCCGCCTCGATCGCGTCCGTGCGCTTCTTCAGGTCGTCGAGACCCGCGCGCAGCTCGACCATCGCGTCATCGACGGTGACCATTCCAGCCCGCACGGCGGCCGTCAATCGCGCGTGCAACTGCTCCTCGAGCTCTTTGCGCTTTGCCTCGGTGGAGACCGGCGGCGCGCCATTGGCAAGTTTCACCATGTCAGGTTCCTTCTCCCTCGTTCGCAGTCGCCGATGGCGTGAGCGCGAGCGTCGCGTCCAGGTCTTCGGGGGTGCATCCGAGATACTCGGCGTAGAGGTCAACGAGACCTCCGCCGCGCTCCTCTTCCTCGGGGTCCGGCGCCTCATCGGCGCTCGTGTTCTCATCGCGTGCGTCGGAGAGCACGGCCTCAACCGCGTCAAGCGTCGCTCGCACCGCGCTCATCTCCGCTTCGAGCTCGGCAATGCGCGCTTCGAGCGCTGCCTCGCGTTCGGTTTCCGCCATATCCTCGCTCCTCTCCAGCACTCCAGACGCCACGATCTGCGGCGCGTTGACGTGCTCGGCGCCCGACCTGAGCGTCCACGAGATCGCCGCTACGTCATTCGGGACCGTTCCGCTCGCGGTCACTTCCGCCGGCACCGCGCGCAGCTCATCGCCGACGAGCTCGAACGCGAATGGAAGGCCGGGGACTGGAACGACCGTCTTCGTGGGCACGCCGTAGACTCTCCCGCGCAATTCGTCCGCGAGTTCGCGGCGGAATTCGCCAGATTCGATGCCGCGCATGAGCCGCGCATTGAACTCGGCGTAGCGCTGCGCGTTCGCGTCGGGGTCCATCCCGATCGGGACTGACGAGCCTTCGACGAGCATGCATTCCTCAAAGACGCTCGACATCTCGCCGAGCTGAAACTTCTTCTTCTCCGCCTCCGTCTTTGGGAGCCGCGAAGCCTTGATGCGGAACCCGACGGAGAATCCCGGCATGAAGTTGCCAGCGACCATGGCATGGATGCCGTCGTTCCACTCGTTCATCCCGAGCGGGGTGAACTCGGCGTCGCCTGTCAGCGCGTTGAATCGGCCGACCTTCGCGCTCTTGTCGAGATTGCCGATGCGGCCGAGCCAGGGCTTGATCTCATCGAGATTGTGTGCCCAGAGGAACGGACGTCCGCGCTGTTCAAACTCGGAGAAGTCCCATCCGGACTGGATGATGACGTCTTTGAAGTGGCCGACGCCCTTCTCGACGCTCATGACGTATGAGATGACGCGATCGCCGGCCCCGATCTCCCGCACTTTGCCGCTCTCGCGTCGCCAGATGATCTCCTGGTCGGCAAGAATCGCGGCGCGCTCCTCAACCGGCACGGCCGCGAGTTCCTCGAGCGTCAACAGATCGTTCGCCCACTTGCGGGCGATCTCGCGCAGTTCTGTCACGAGTGAACCTCCTCGAACTCAGCGGCGAGCGCTCCGCAGCGACAGCCGATGCTTTCCTCTGGCGGCGCGTTCGGATCCATCGGCCAACGCACGTTCGGCGCGAACTCCTGACCGAGCGGGACGATCATTCCGTTCCTGGCCTGATGCGCGAGGCGCGTAGCGTCGTCGTCCTCGGCGACCCACTCGATCATGGACACGCCCGAGTCCTTCATCTGATCGACGGCGCCGTTCTGCCGCGCCCAGTTCGTCTCGGTGCGAGCGATCATCATCGCCCGCTGTTCCTTCGTCGCGAACGCCTTCGCGAGCTTGCCCTCGAGCTCGGGCAGGTTGCGGCGGAGCAGCTCGCGCAGCGAAGCCTCTGGGCCTGCATCGCCTGCGAAGACGCGCAGGATGGTTGTGCGAACTTGCTGCGCGAGCGTGCTCGTTACTCCCTCGGCAAGCTCTGCGACGTGGGCCGCGAGCTTCTCGAGAATGCGCGGTGACGTGATGTCGAGCAGCGCCTTCCCGATGTCCTGTGCCGCGCGCTCGGCCCCGTCCTTGTAGATCGCGCGCATGCGCCCACCGGTGAGCGAGCGCATCGATCGCGCCCAGCGCTCGAGCGCCTGGTCGAGGAGCTTGATGTCTTCGACGGTGAGCTTGTCGCCCTTGGAGACGATGACGTCGAGCATGGGCGAGGCGCGCGTGAGCACGCCGTCCTCGGAGCGTCGGCCCGCGGCGATGGCGCGCAGGTGTGCGATCTCGGCGGCCCCGAAGCGCCGGAACCAACCGGCGAGGCGCTCCCGAATCTTCTCGTCGCCCTCCTTCGTGACCGCTCGGCGCGCACGCGCGGAGAGCAGAGCTCGGCGGGAAAGGGCAGGGACGGGAAGAGTTCTCGCGGGCTTCCCGTCCCCGTCGCCTCCGGCCTCCAAAGCCGGATCCTCTTCCTCGTCCTCTCCATCGTCCGGGGCCAAGTCACCAGGTCCCGGAATCTCTTCCTCGGTCTCCACCCGCGAGAATGCGGGCGAGATCAGCTTGACACTCCCGAGCTCCGGCAGGTCCGTGTCGGTCCCCTGCAGGTGCATCGCCTCGTCGAAGGAGACGCCGATGCCGAGCGCGGAGGTGCGAGCCGCTTTCTCCATCTGCTCGCCGCGAATCTCCTTCAGCGCCGAGATGTGCGAGGCGTCGAATGCGGGCCAGCCCTCCCATGCCGCATCGCTCGAGGCGAGCCGCGCGAGCAAGCGGTTCCGCACCACGTCGCAGACGTTGCGGCCGAAAGCGAGCACTCCGTTGACCCCACCCCAGTGCTCGCGGTGCGCCGTCGAGACGTTGTTGTAGGTCGCCGAGTCGTAGACCCCGACCACGGGCCCGGGCACGCCGAAGATCGCGAGGATCGTGTCGCGCCCGTTCTCGAGGAGCGTCGAGTAGTCGGCGACGTCGATGGTCGAGGGCTTCGGTGTCACCTTCGCCGTCGAGTCGAGCAGCGTGTAGCGCCCCGCGTTCTGCGATTCGGACTCCTCGTCGAGCACGAGCTTTCGGCGCTCGAGCTCGTCCGCCGCAACGCGCTCCTGGTAGGTGATCCAGCATCCCGGGTCGCCCCCGTGCTGGAGCGATGCGTCGAGGAAGCGCTCCGCCTGGTACATGAGCGCCGCGGTCGCAAAGGCGCTCTCGCCGTCGCCGACGCCGTGCAGGAGGTTCTTCGGGTCGTGATCGAGGAACGAGACGACCGAGTGCGCGGGGAACTCGATCTGCGCGCCGGCCTTGCCCTTGTAGCGGTAGGCGATGGGGAAGCCGAGGTCGTTTGTCTTCACCTCGACGGCCGAGCCGCGCACGATGATGAGAATCTCCGGCGCTTCGGTGAGGCGGAGGAGCTCGGGGTTGCCGGCGAGCGGCTTCCCGTTCCGCTTGGCGAGGAACCAATAGCATTCCCCGTCGAGGCAAAAGAACTTGACGTGGCACTGCCAGAGCTCGGCCTGCGTCAGGAGCGGATTCGGGTTCGCGAGCAGGCGCAGCAGCGGGTGGTTCGCGATCGGCTGCGCGTCCTTGTCGGTCGCGGAATCTCGGTCGTAGACGACGAGCGGGAGCTGGGAGAGCCCGCCCGCCTTTGCCTTGACCGCGATCCGGACCCAGGGGTTCTCCGCGTAGACGTCGGTGAGCTGCTCGCCGCCGGTTGATGGCGAGATCGAGAAGCCGAGGCCCTGGATTACGTCCTGTCCGCTCGAGCGCAGGTTGAGCCCGGGGATCTGCGAGCGACGCGCCGGAGAAGGGCCGATCTCGGAGACGGAGTAGCTCCCGCCGACGAGCTCGCGCTGTTTCCTTTCCGCTCGAGCCGACCACTCACGGTCGTGCCCGTTGACTTTGGCCTCCACCATGGGCAGGCTTCGGTCTAGAATTGAGCGCGCGTCGAGGGGTAGCGTTTGGGGGGATGTTTACCACCGTGGATGGCGTCACTTGAGCGAGTCGGAGTGGTCCGGTCGGGAGCGAAACGGGCGTTTCCAGCGCGGGCATGCGAAGCTTCCGGGCGCCGCCTCGTTCCCGGTCGGTCATCCCTGGTTCGGCCCGCCGCGCCTCGGTGCAAAGCGACTGCGCGCGACCTACGGGATCTGCCTCTCGATGACGCAAGCTGAGCTCGTACAGGCCCGCGCGCGCGCTGAGGGGATGACGATCTCGGCCTGGTTTCGGAAGCTCGCAGAGCGTGAGATCGTAATGAGAGCGAGGAAGAGCTGATGCCCTACACGAACCTGGCCGCGACGGATCGGATCTCGGACACGCGGGCGGTGCTGAACGGGGTGAGCACGAGGACCGACACTCTCGACTTCGTGAGGCATTGCGATTCCGCGGCTGGCACGGCGCCGGTTCTCGTCGAAGACGGACTCGCGCTGATCGAGGAGTTCGCCCTCTCTGATCGCGTCTACTGCCTCTGGCGTATTCCGCCCGAGATCGATCGCACGGTGAATGCGACGCTCACGCTCGACCTATGCACGCGCGGTGCCGAGGCGTCGAAGAATTGCAGCTTCGACCTCGCCATTCTCTCGATGAACTCGTCGGGCAACACTGCGATCGGAGCCGCAACGGGCACGGTTCAGATCGTGAACAGCGCGCTCCCGACTTCGAATGACGTGATCTGGAAAGCGACGGTGAGCGTCCCGGTCGCGACCTACTTCACGTCCGCGACGATCGAGGCGCTGTCGATCAGGATCACGCGCGTGGCCGCGGCTGCGGATCCGACTGCGGCGGTGGGGGTGATGGGAGTGGCGATCACGTTCGGCGTGGTGAGGTAGCGCGATGGGCTTCTCCTGCATGCCGAGCGCGCAGTCGATCATGGAACTCAACGTCGCTATTCCGTTCGTCGTCTATCGTGGCCCAACGACCCAACCGTCTCGACGACTGCACGGCGGGCGCCATCGATCGCGACAGAGCCGAGTAGCTCTCAGGCGGGATTACGCGCGCTAATCAAACGCCGCCCCGCTCTGTCTCGCCCCGCGCAACCGCCTGCGCCGCCTCTTGACCGCCGAGAGGATGGCTGGTCCTCCATGTAGCATCCGGCTCGGCGCCCGCGTCTCGCGCAGGGCCAGCACGTCGGCGTCGGCGTGGTCAGGCGAGCGCCCATGCCGCGCGATGATGTCTTCCTTGGGCTCGAGGAGGATGAGCGGCCCGTCCTTCCCGATCTCGCGATCGAAGCGCGCCCACTGGAGCTGGTCCCACGAGCGAGCGAAGCGCTTGGGGATCATGGCCATCCCCTCCTGCAAGAGCCGGCGCGCGGCCCAGTACATCTCGGCCCGCGCGTTCTTCGCCCGCTGCATCCCAACGACGCCGAGCCACTGACCGGACGGGCCCGCCCCGAAGTTCACGCGATCGGCGTAGAAGCCCTGTTGCGCGAGCCGGTCGCAGACGCCGACCATTCCCGAGTCGTCGACGCTCACGCGTTCGCCCGGGATCGGCGAGCCGTCCCAGCGATCGGGGAAGAGCTCGTGCAGGTCCTCTCCCCAGCGCACGGCGAAGGCGATGATCAGGCCCGCCACGGTCATCAACGCCTCGGCGTCGTCTCTGTCGCCGCGGTGCTCGTACTCCTCGATCTTCTCGCCGTCGAAGAACAGGGACAGGATCGTCGGGTCGTGCGTCGCGCCGACGTCGACGCCGACGCGCGGCCCAAGCTGGGGTCTCCGGAAGATCGCGAGCGCGCCTTCGAGGATCGTCCGCGTGATCACGCTGCGCGAAGTCGAGCCCGCCGAGAACTGGCCGAGCCAGTCCGAGAGGAACAGCGGATCCGTCTTCTCGTAGAGCCGATCAGCCTCCTCTTTCGACTCAGAGGAGATGATGTACTCGGGCACCTTGTAGAAGGCGCGATCGACGGGTAGCGGGTCCTCGTGCGTCGCCTCTGGAAACGCGCTGATTTTGATCTTGTGGTACTTGGAGCCTGGCTTGAACACGTGCACGAACTCGTGGTCATCGTCGAGCCCGAGCATTGGGTTTCCCTGCATCAGGCAGTAGGCGTTGCGCCTGAGGAACATCCCGCGCAGCACACGGAATACTTCCTGGTCCTCGATCCCCTGCGCCTCGTCGATTAGCACGAGCAGGCGGATCGCCGAGTCCAGCTCCTCGAGCGTATGCGCGATCGCGGCAGCGGGATCGTCTGAATCGGGGTCCTCCGGCATGACGATGCCAGAGTGGTAGCCGCGCAGCCGGTTCGCGTTCTTGCTCGGGATCGCGACCGCGTAGTGCTCGGGATCCAGGCGCAGCGAGAGAACAGTCTCCTCGCCTGCAAGCGGGATCCTGGCGCCAGCCTTCGCGCCCAGGACATGCGACCACACGACGTCCCGCGCGTGCTCTAGCGTCGTGGAGAGCGCAAGCACGCGGCTCGGTGCCGTGTAGAAGAACGTCGGGATGATCGCCCGCGCCGAGGTGTAGGTCTTCGTCGATGACCGGCAGCCACGGACGGCGACGAAGCGATGCCTGAACAAGGCCTCGATCGTGTAGCGCTGTGCTTCCCAGAGAGCGATTCGCCCCGTCTTCGGGTGCGAGAGTCCGAGGACGTCGCGGGCGAAGTCGAGCTCGCGGCCCTGATACTCCGGAAACCATGGAGAGGCGCGGCCAACTGTCGCGTTGCCGAAGGTCGCAGGGTGCACCTTGCCCACGGCGCACATCGCGTCGGCGATCATTTCTAGGCTCGGGTCGAGCAGCACGCCAGGATCTTAGACCTTACGGCAGAGCTTCGGCGGCCACGACGCCCCGCACCGCAAGCCTCCCGCCCATCACCTCGGTATCGAGCCGCGAAAGCACCCGGGAAGAGACCTCCGGCGCCGTCTCCGCCCGCAGGATATCGAAGATCGCGCGCACGAAGACCTCGGCCTGTTGCCTGTTCAGCACGTTCGCGCCGCGCAGCATCGTGTCGAGCGTCTCGCTCACCGCCCGATGCAGGCGTTCCGTGCGATCGAGCAGGATCGCATACGCCTTGTCCTCGTCGGCACCTTTCGCTAGATGGCTCTGCAGGAGCATCATCGCGCGCTGGCGTGCGTCCATTTCGGCCGTGGCGTCGGTTGCTTCCGCGAAGAGTTCGCGCGCGCGCTTGCGCCACTCAGGGGAATCACCCTGGTCGAGACGCTTCGCCGCCTCGCGCATCGCGACCTCGAAGACGGCGACGGTGCGGCGCAGGTTCAGGAGTTCGTCGTCGTCAGCGGCCTCCGCGATCGCCTTGCCGCGCGAGCCGAAGCACTGAGCCCACTTGGAGTAGCGGCCGGTCTTCCATGCCGGGTTCGCCGGACCCGAGAGCGACTTGCCGCCGTGGAAGCGGCAACGCCGCGCGCCTGGCACCGGAGACTTCCGGCATTTGCCACCGCTACGCGTCTTCGCTCCGCAGTTCTCCATGGACCGGCCCGCAACCATGGGCCGCTCACGTCACGGCGCCTGCACCGTCGAATCTTGGAGCTCCCCTGCGCGCGCGGTCACTTCGTCGAGCTCCGCTTTCAGCCGCTCATTCTCCTCCGTCGCAGCCGCGAGCTCCGCGCTCATCTCGGAGCAGAGCGACTCGGCCGCCTGCAGCGCGAGCTTGAGGTGCTGGAGTTGCGGCTCGACCGCGCTGATCGCGGCGCTGAGCGCGCTTCGGACTTCGTGGGCTACTCTCTGATCGTGGGCGTGGTCACTCATGGTTTTCTCGTGTCACCGACTTCATGTCGTCAAGTAGCTCGGCGAGCGCCGCCGGAGCCGGACCATCGAGCCCGCGTGTCGCGAGATCCTTAGTCGCTTCCATGCGCTCACGCATCACGCGCGCCTGCTTCGCCGGATCCTGCTCCTGTGTGATCTCCCAGACGATGGCGCGCAGCTCGTTCCAGCTCGCGACCGGGAAGCCGAGGAACTTCTGCTGCGTTGCTGGCGCATCCATGAGAAAGATCCATCCGGAGCCGCCACACTCGCTGCATCTGCGCAGCACCAACACATCCGCGCTGTCCCTCGGATCGTTCTCAATCTTGATTGATCCGGCCCCATCACAGCACGGGCACTTGTGGGGCGTGGTCATGATTCGACTTCTTCCTGTGCGAAGAGAGCGAAGCGAACCATCGCCTCGGAATCGAATTCCAGACCGCCGCGCAGTGCTAGGTCCACGGCGACGAGCGCGGGGTTATCGTTGCCGACATCGATCTCCGGATGGTGCTCGGCAAACCAGCGCCGCCCAGCCTCGTAGGGATCGGTGCTCATGCCGGCACCGTCCAGTACGGATGTCCGCCGGCCTGCTCGTAGGCGAGCTGTGCTGATTCGCGGATGAAAGAGAGGCGCTCTAGGCGTTGCTCGCGCGTCAGATCGTCCCAGTCGTCTTGCAGGTCATGCGCTGCGACCGCGGCGCGCACGACGAAGCCGCGCGTACGCCGATCGATCTTTCGCTCGGTGAGCGAGCGCGCGCTTAGCGGGTAGTGGCGGGCGGTCATCGTTCTCCCCCCAGGATCTCGCGGTCGAGCTTCTCGGCCTGAGCGCGGCCGAAGTCGCGGAAAAACACCGACTCGGCGTCATCGCGCAACGGGTAGCCGCAGATCACGATGGGCGCGTCCAGGCCGCCCGGATGGATGAAGGAGTCCTCGACGCCCCAACGCGGCGGTTGGCGCTGGAACGGGATGCAGATGGTGGTCGACGGCGCCTCCGCCTTCTTCTTCCTCCACGGCAGCGCGAGCGCGGCGAGGGAGGCGAGGATCGAGCGGCGCGTCAGCATGGGGGTTCCTCCAGAGTCACGCGAGCGCGCTCCACTTCCCCCGCCTGTCGTACTGTTCTACCCGAATTGCGCCGCTGGCGTCGGCCACGCAGCGGACGCGCGGACTCGACACGCGAGATATGTCACACGGAGCGAAGTGGGACTCATCGACTTGGTGTATGACGAAGCCCCTCCGGACGTGGTCGTACGAGACGGAGTAGTAACAGCCGAATCGCACACGCCCCGTGCTCGGTGTATCGCTGAGCCCCGGACCTGGTTCGCGAATTGCGAGCAACCCAGGCCCGCGAGCAATCACCTCCGGCGAAGCCTTTGGTTTTCGCATCAGCGCCCCGACGAACGGCAGTCCTGCGAGCGCGCCCAAGATCGATCTTCGCGTGAGGCTCATTGCTTGGGCCGCGCGCCGTTGAACTTGTACGCGATCAGCGCCATTGCCTGACCGAAGCCGCGGAGGTTCTCCGCGAGGCTGGCGATGACCTTCGTCATTCTCTCGGCCGCCTCGCACAGCTTGCCTTTCGATTCGCTCACCGCTTCGATTCCTCCAGCATGAGATGCAGGCGCACCAGTTCGTCGACATTCCACACGGTCTCTCCGTTCTCAACGTGCACGCAGCGCCGCATCTGCTCGACGAGCTCGGGGTGCTCGCGCGTAGCGCGAACGCCGGCCACAAGCAGCGCGAGGTTCGCGACGAGGTAGAGGCCAGCAAGCGCGGTGAGGAGGGAGCGGCGGGTCAGACGCACGGACGATGCCCCTCGATCTCGAGTAACCGTTGCGCACGGGTCTCGTCCCACATCGCTGGGAATAGCTCGAGCAGGATTGCGCGGCAGTCGTTGTGCAGCTTCGGAATGAAATCGGCGTAGTGTTCGCTGTTGGTCTCGCACACCGCATCCGACTCGTCGGTCTCGATCGCGTAGTAGCTATTGCGCGGGGACTCTTCGCACCGGTCCCATGTGTCGCTGTTGTAGAGCATCACCAGCGCGCGGGCCTTCGCCTCGATCTTCGCTACGCGCTCGGCGATCGCTTTCGGGTCCTCGCTCACCACTGGATCTCCTCGAACAGCGACGCGGCAGCCTCCGCGGTGACGAAGTAGTGAAGCTGCCCGGTCGCTACATCGTGCGTGGTGGAGTGTCCGTCAGCGTAGCGCCGCGTGATCTCCTGCCGGTCGTACTCGATGCCGAGCTCCAAGCAGAGAAACTCCTCGCGGGTGATCACGCCATGGACGAACGCCTCGAAGCGCTCGTGCATCGGCATGGGGCGTTCGCTGTTCACGCGATCACCCTCAGCACGCGGCGCGCACACTCCCACGGATCGCGCACGAGATCCCACTCGCGCACTTGGCCGACGTAGCGCATGGTCGCGCCCGATGCCATGAACGACCACGCCGGCTTTCGCCGCGCCGAGAACGGATCGGGATGCCGCCCACCCCAGCGCATGCGGACCCCGGCGGCGCGAAGCGCCCAGCGGAATTCGAACTTACAGCGCCGCAGTGAGAAGCCGAGCTTGCGATCGACGATCGGCGCGGGCTCGCCGAGACGCGACTTGTAGAAGCCGTGCAGCTCGGGATCGAGCGTCGCGTAGTGGTCCCAGCTCTCGTAGCGGTCCAGCACCGGCTTCACGGCCTCTCCTGTACTCCCCGCGCCCCGTGCCTGCAAGCCCTGGCCCTCACTCGACCACCAAGACCGTCCAACGCGCGCCGCACACGCCGCAGCATCGGTACTCGAGAGCCCACCACCGTCCGGCGAATAGTCGGTCGCGGACGATCCTGGCAGGCATTGACTTCCTCCGGCACGGGCCGCACTCCCTGGCCACCGCGTCCGAAAGGCGTATGTCCGGGACCACGGCACGGAGCAGGTTGCCGTGGCGGTCCCAGTAGAGGACGCCCCCGAGCTTCTCCTCCACGATCTCGGGCGGCCAGGTCATCGACGTGGGTCCTCCTCCGAATCCCAGATCACCGCGCCGAGCCGATCGAGCGAGATGGCGAGGGGGTAGGTCATGGGGTGGGTGACGAGAGGGGTCAGTGCAAGGCGTCCCACGTTCCCAGTAGCGTGAGCGTGTGCACGAGCTGATCGAGGCCGATCACAGCGAACGCCCAGTGGATCTCCTTGGCCGCGAAGAGTCGAGACGTGGCGCGACTCGTGAAGTAGTCCGTGACGAGATGCGCGACGCCGTTGCAGACGGCCCAGAGCGGACCGAGAACCAGGAGCGCCGCGGTGTATACGCCGATGTGGACGAGCAGCGGCTTCCATGCCTTGCTCTTGTTCTGCGCCATCCAGTCGGACTGGAGTAGGAAGTCGGCGACGTAGTGCACCGCGAGGATAAGAGCGATCGTGCCGTAGCTCATGCTGTGTCGCCTTTCGCCTCCGCCCTCTCACGCGCCCACCGCGCGAGCGCGATCTGCCTTTGCTTCTCCCGTCGCTCCGGCGTCCACGCGAGGCTCTTCGCGCTCGGAGGCTTCGGGAGCGTCTTCGATTGCAGCGCGGGCGCAGGCTTCGGAGTCGAGCGCTCCGCCTTGCACACGGCGCAGTAGCCGAGGTGGTCCAGGTCCGCGAGCGTGTGGCCGCAGCGCAGGATGCCGGCGGGGAGGATCGGGAGGCGGGTCATCTGGTCTTCGCCTTCGCTCGCTCCTGTGTGACGTAGCGCACTCCGGCCGCGCCAGTTCGCACTCGCAGCTCTGTTAGACAGCCCTTGAATCGCTTCAGCGTGAAGACACCTACCCGCTTCAGGGACTTGAGCAGTCGAGCCGCCGCCTCCGTGTCGAGCGCTCCGTCCCAAACCTCTGTCACGTTCACGGCCGCGACATAACCAAGGAGCTTAGAGACCGTGGCCGCGGCTTGAATGTCGGACTCTGCCGGGTCGATCGAGTGAACGATCAAGCCAATCTTGTCTGGACGGTCCGCGTCCGGGTACATGCTGAATCGGTCCACTTCGGGAACGGCACATCTCCACGCGCAGTAGAACGCGCTGCACTGCTTGGGCCTTGCCTGGTAGATCGCGCATCCAGTCTCGCACTCGTGTTTGCAGCTTTCGTAGGGGCCTTTCTGGATTTCTCCGTCGCGGACTCCAAGGGCCGTGCAGCACGCTCGGCAATCACCGCAAGCGCGTCCAGGAAATCCCTGTGCGTGGAGATCGAGGAATCGGTCCGGCTCGGTGCTCATCCCGCCCGCCGCCTCCCGCGGAACACGACGCAGCGCGATCGCTCTCGATCCAAATCCGGCATCATCCCAATCTCGGCTAGCACGCGCTTTGCCACCGGCTCGACGTTCTCCCGCCAGCGCTGGCAGATCCTCGATTCCGTGAGCCCGACGCGATCTCCGATCTCGCCTAGAGAATAGCCCTCGACGCGCATTCGCAGGATCACCCGGTCGACATCGCGCGTTAGGAGCGACGCCACGCGATCGAGGGTGTCGCTCGGCTCGGGATCGTTGACGGGTCGATCCACTGTCTCGAGCTCGGAGTCGGCGTCCATGTCGCACTCGAGCGCCATTCTGCCGACGCGCTGGCCGTGCTTCCCGAACTGCCGGCGGTGCTCGTCGATGACAGCGCGCCTCACCGCCTGAGCGGCCGATCGCATCATGTGCCGCTCGTCGTTCCAGGCGAGACCCGCGCGCGAGAAGAGAAGCAGCGCGAGGTAGCCCGTCGAAACGGCCTCGTCCCAGCCGATCTTCGCCGCCATGCGCTCGCGGGCGAGCCGGAAGACGATCGGCGCGCACTTCGAGATGATCTCGAGCTCGGGGGTGGGGCTGCACGGAGGGACGGTCATGGGAACGCGAGCACCTCCTGCGCAAGACGCTTCGCTGCGATCTCGCAGTAATGCTCGTCTTGCTCGATTCCGATCGCCCTGAGTCCGAGGTCTTTTGCCGCGCGAAGCGTGGTGCCGGACCCCATGAATGGGTCGAGGACGAGCCCACCCTTCGGCACAATCGCGAGTAGGTCGCGCATGATCTCGACCGGCTTCTCCGCGATGTGCTCGCGCTCGGACGGCGGCGGCGGGTTGGCCTGAAAGAAGCCTGGAAACGCGACGGGACCTACGTGTTCAAGCGATCGCGGACCATTCGTGCCCCACACAACGTACTCACATGCGTTCGCCCAGCGGCTTTGCGTGGGACGCGCCGACGGCTTGTGCCACGGAACGACTCCTCGGTAGACGAAGCCGCCAGATTGGAGTCCCCCGATCGTCACGGCGAGTTGCCGCCAGTCGGTGAACAGCGCGACGATTCCGCCTGGCTCGATCGAGCGCATCGCCTGCCCGAGCCACACGGAGACCCAGAACCAGTAGCCGTACGCGTCGCGGGTGTCGCCCGAGAATGCAGGAAGATCGTTTCCAGTGACGCTTGAGGTTCTGACGTACTTCGTATGCACGTCCTGCACCCGGTCGCCGCGCATCATTCCGCCGGTGCTGTAGGGAGGATCGGTGATGAGCGCGTGAACGCTTCCGTCGACGATGGTGCGCAGCATGTCGAGAGCCTCGCCGTGGTAGATCGTGATCCCCCCGCGCTCGTAGTACGGCGCCGTCATCCGGCGGTCCTCGGCATCTCGCCAAGCATGCCTTGGAAGTCGACGAGTTCCGGGCCTCCGTTTCCGCTCACGATCTCGCGCGCCCGCTGCCCTTCGTGGCGCGCCGCGCCCGCGGCGAGGTTCGTCTCGTAAGCGGCAATCCAGCGCGCGCGGTTTGCTACCAGGTCGTCGAGCATCCACGTCGCGCTCATCTCCTCGAAGCCGCCCATCTGCTCCGTGGCGCGCCGGGCCGCATCGTGGCACCAAGGCTCGGCTGATCGCGAGAGCCACTTGCGGCGCATGTTCTCCCAGGCTTCGTACGCAGTCGGAACGTCCTCGCGATTCTGCGCGTGGCAGCGGATCTCCGCGACGGTCGGCGGAAACTTGCTCGTGCGGATGTGGTGAGCCGCGGCCTTGAGGATCTGCCCGGGATCGAGATCGCCCATCGTGAGCAACCACGCCTCGATCGTGTCCTCGGTCGGCTTCCAGGTCGGGTACGACGCGGCGAGAAGCGCAACGGCCCTCGCGACGGCTTCGGCTGTGGTCACTAGAAAGTCCCCCGCTGCTGCTGTTTCGCGACGAATGCCCGCACGGCCCCGATGCCGGTCGGCTCTGGATCGAACGTCCGCTGGTGCCCGTTCTGGCGTGCTCTGACGAGATCGAATCGGAGCGCAGGGAATCCCGCCTCGATCGACTGGTCGACCGCGGCCTCCCAGAGGTCCGGGTCCTCGGCCGCGCGCTTGAGCTGGGCCTTCCAGCCCGCGAGCGTCAGCGGCTTGTGCAGGGCCTTGCGGTGCTCGGCGTACCGATCGACCGCGGCACCGAGGCGTTCCACCAGCGCGGGGTAGAGCTCGAAGAGTAGAGCCTTCGGGTCGACCGCTTGGGCGCGCTTGCGCGCGCGCGGCACCGAAGGTGCCTCTGTAGCCGTAGGCGTGGTGGTAGGAGAAGAAGAAGACGAAGAGGTAGGAGAAGAGGTACTGCCGCGGCATGTGCTACGGCTCTGCCCCGGCATATGCCCCGGCAATGCCGTTGCATCTGCCCCGGCATTCCATCGATCGTCGGCTTTCTTCTTCTGGGAGCGTCGCGTGTCCAGCGCGCGCTCGCGCTCGGAGTGCATCCTCGCGTTCTGCCAGCCGCCGCCGACGCGCTCGAACTTGGCGGCCAGGAGGCGCGCCCAGAGCTCACGGAATCGATCGATCGGAACCGCAGCGATTCGGGCCATGTGCTCGAGATCGTCCGGCACCGCGCCGTACTGGGCCTGATAGACGCACAGCGACCAGTACGCCCCGCGCTCCTCGCCCGTCCACGACGCGACGGCGGAAGCCCAGAGGTCGATGAGGAACGAGATTCGCGCCGGCCCCGGCCCGCTCATCGAAACGACCTCCCCGCGGCGCCCCTCGGCGCTCTCCAGATCCTCCCTCTCATGCTCTCCTCCTCTCCGACCTCCCCGGTCAGGACTCGGTCACGGATCTCCCATCGGGCTGCGAGTCACGGTGTTCGGTGTGGCGGCTCCTTCGAAGTCGAAGACTTCCTGCGCGAGTCGCTTTGCCGCGATCTCGCAGTACCGCTCCTCGATCTCGATGCCGATGGCGCGGCGGCCGAGGTCCTTCGCGGCGCGGAGGGTTGTGCCGGAGCCCATGAAGGGGTCGAGGATGAGCTGCGCATCAGGCACGAATCCGATGCACCAGCGAATTAGCCCTATTGGCTTCTCGGTCGGGTGCGCCTTGACTGATTCGGCGTTCGCACCATAAGCCTCGATGCGAGACTTCCGGTATACGCGCACGGTCCCCGGCCAGTTCGTCCATGCCAACTCGGCGTCGGACCCGGAGAACTGCTGCACCTTGTCCCAGACAAGCCACTGCCGCGACGGTGGAAGTCCGAAGTAGTTGCCGCCCCAAATGCACGCTAGCGGGGCCGCGTAAAGAACGAGCGCGAGCGTATCAGCGCCGGGCGGCGCATCATCCCACGTCTCGCCCTTACCCCACAGGCGGCTCGATCCATTCCGGCCGACCATTTCTCCGTGTGCCCACTTCGACCCAATCCCATACGGCGGATCGGTAACCACCACATCCGCGCGAATCTCGGGCAGGATCTCGCGGCAATCGCCGTGGTAGATCGTGATCCCCGCGTGCTCGTAGTACGGCGTCGGCGTCACCGCACCGCCCTCCCGTAGATCAGCGACCTCCACCTGGTCTTCGGTGAGGCGTTCGAGGTCGCCGCCGGCGCGTACCCATCCGCGACGCAAAGGCCTGCACGCGACGCGGCCTGCATGACAGCGCCGACGGCTCGTCGGTCAGTGCCCTCCGGCATGTCGATCGGCACGTCCTCCGCGAGGAAGAACTCGAAGCTCTGGCAGTGCTCGCGGACCGCCTCCAGCGCGGACGCCTTCCATCCCGGGTCGATCTTCGAGGCGCGTGATGCTGCCCTCTCTGCGCCTTCGTGGCCGCGGTCGCGAGCATCCGCAACGGTCAGGCCCGGGGCTGCGGTCTGCGCTCTCTCAAGGGCGCCAAGCATCCTTGCCTCGCCTTCCTCCACGGCCTCAGGCGGTTGCAGCGCCCAGCACTCCTTGCCGTGGTGGAAGCCAGGCTTCGGGCACTCGTCGCAGCGACCGTTGACGTTCGGCTTCTGCGTGGCGTCGTCTCGGTACACGTCGTCCTCGTCGCGAGCGAGGTCGGCGTCGCGGAAGAGCAAGCCGTCGGAGGGGCGCTTGCGTCTCATGGGATGCCCCACAGCGCGCGGCGCACGGCGGAGAGCGTGGACGCGTCGATGGGCGTCTCGCGTACAACGCGGGCGGACGCGCACGCGAAGGAGAGGCCGGGCAGGTCACAGTCCGGGTCAGGTTCGAGCTCGCCAACCGGGAGCACCTCGTAGATCGACGCGGTTCGGTGGCCGGCGGCGAAGATCAGGGCACCCTCGCGCTGCGCTACGACGTAGACGCGATCCGTTCGGTGGACGCGCCGGGCCTTTGCGCGGAGCTTCTTCAGCCCGACGTCCGAGCATGAGACCGCGCCCGTCGCGCTCGGCGGAAGGATCTCCGACAGGCCAGACGGGCCGCCGTGCCAGTAGGTGACGCTCACGCGCTCTCCCTCACTCGCTTCGAACGGCAGCGCGGGCAAACCCTCAGCTTCACGCCAAGGAACGGGCCGCGCCCACAAGACTCGCAGACCCACTTCGTGATCGGCGACGGATGCTCTGGATCGCTCCAGCCGCGCGGTTCCGCGTGATTCGCGGCGAGCTCGCGCTGGAACTCCAGCATCTCCTCTTGCTGCCTTCTCGCCGCCTTCACGAGCGCGCGGCGGCGGAGCCAGTGGCGGATGGATGCGAAGATCACGGATTCGTCCTCCGGAACTCCACGACCCAGACCCAAGGGTTGCTCGCCCACGGGGCGCGCTTGCCATTGATCGAATCCCAAGCCAGCGCAAACTGTGTTTGCAGTGTCGGAGCTGTGCCGTGCCGTGCGAAACGGCCGCGCACGTCGGCCAATCCTTCCGCGCGGATATCCTCTGTGCTGATCCCCTGCAATCGCTCGACGCGCACGGAGACGATCTCGAGCTCGATGCGCGAGAAACTCCGATGCATGTGGATTGCCGGATGCCACCGACCGTCGTCGGGCTTGGCTCCCTCGGCCTCCGACGCGCGGTACACGATCCCGCCCTCGAACGGCCCCCACGTCTCGCGCACCCACAGCCGGTCGCCCGGTGAACCGTACGGACAGCCAGGCCCGGGATCCTGTCCGATCGGAACCCGAGAGCGAGGCCATGTCGCCGCGTAAAGATGTGGCTCGTTCCGCGAATCGTCGTGCAGCCAGAACAGGTTGTCCCACTGATCGCGGTGCGGGTTGGGATGCACCCACTCGGGCAACTTCACGACGCGCCGGGTTTGCGTTTTCCTCCCGTCGAGGATCGCGCGGACCATCGCCGCGCTGAACAGAATCGGACGCTCCCGCGCTGTGTTCGCAGCCCCGCTCAAGCCTCAGCCCTCCTCTCCCGCATCCAGACTCGCACCAGCGGCCCGATCACCTTCGCCGTATCCCAGCCGATCGTGAGATGATCGGATCGGTCGCGCTTGCAGAGGACGTGCACGCCGCCTCCAGGATCGCGAAGGCGGAGCGCCTCGTAGATCCCCTTGGTGGGCTCGCGCGTCCACGCGAAACGCTCGCAGAGCCAGGCGGCGAACTCGTCAGCCTTGCTCGCGTGGAGGAGATCGCGGCTGCGGGCGGTCACGGGGCGGGCTCCCGCAATCGCTCAAGCATGCGACCGCACCGCTCCACGAGCTCGTCGAAGCCACCATCGTCCAGGCGCGAGGCTGCCTCGCAGCACTCGTAGCACCATCGGTATTGGTGCCAGCAGTTGCCGTACATCGCGGAAACGATTCGGACGTGATCTCCCGACACGGTCGGCTCTCCGCAGTTGTGGCAGCGCCTCGCCGATCGACGGCCGACGACGATCCGATCCTCGATCACGCGATCGAAGCCATCCTTGTCGCCATCGAACGGCCACCATTGCAGGGAGCGCCGTTGCTGATCGATCGAGAGCCGTTGGCTCACGCCCTCCTCCTAATCCAGCGGTCACGGTCGGGCGGAACTCGCGCGAGCCTCGTCTTGCGCTGGAGCGGGGCGCTACGCATGGCCGGCATCTCCGGCTACCTCCGCCTGGAGAATCGAGCGGTGCTCGTCGGTCAGAATCGGAATGCCATTCTCGGCCCGCCGTGTATAGAAAAGCCGACCCTCCGGCGGGATGTTGCCCTCGTCGTCGAAGCGACCGAAGAAGATCTGTCCGTCCTGCTCGCCGCCCCAGACCTCCGCAACCGCAAGCCGGCCCCCACCCTCGCCATGCTGCGTCGCGAGCAGGATCAGCTCGCAGTCTCGAAGCCGCTGGAGTTCAGCACGTGCCCCGGCTGTCCCGAGCGGATCGCCGATCATGCGATCGAGCGCTCCAAGGGCTTCCTCGATGTACTTCGATGTCACGGCTACGCCCCTCCCCTCGTCCCCACCGGATCGGACAAGAGCCCCGCCTCTTTGCGAGCACGCGCGACGAGAGCCTCGACGGTCTCGACCGATGCCGAGGTCCGAAAATAGCCGCGCTCGACTGTCACCTCTGCGCCTTCACCAGAGCCGAGCGGGCGCACGCCTCGGTACTCCTCGAGCCGGAACATGATCGCCTGCTCCGGATCGCCAGCGGAGGGCAGGCGCAGCCAGGGATCCACCGCACTCGGGCGCGGGACCCACTTCAATTCGGGCTTGATCGTCATCGTCATTCCTCGATCGCCGATACGCGAATCGTCGCGCCCGGCTTCTCGTCGTACCGCTTCTCCACGACTTGAATCACCACCTGCGCGTCGTCGCGCCACACGCCCGCTTCCGTGAGCGAGTCCTCGGTGCAGCGCGCCAGCTTCGAGCTGTCCGGCCGCGTCGTCGGGTAGCGCGGCGCGCTCGCACGAAGCCCCTTCTTGCCGTAGTGGCCCTTCGGCCTCGGCATGCGGAACTCGATCGAAAGGTGCAGAGGCCCGTCCAGAGCCGGCCTCGCACCAAGCACGAGACGGGCCTCCGCGATGACTCGATCTTTCCAGGGGCGGGCCTTGGGATTGTCGTCGGTGACGATGATCCGTTCGCCGCGCTTGAACGCGCGCTTGCTGCCCCCCGGCTGGGGAATCCCAGGAACTTCGATCGTGAGCGTCACGCCTCGACCGCCTCTTTCAGCGCGTCCAGGACGAGCTCTTGCACCGCGTCCGCGAGCCCGCCGAACTGCGGGTCCTCGCTCACCGCGTTGAGCGCGCAGACCATCGACGGCGCCGCGTCCCGCACGCGCTTCTCCGCCGCGTCGGCGCGCTCTTGCGCTTGGCGGATCTCTTCGCGTTCCGCTTCCTTCGCGCGATCGAGTGCGGCCTGCGCGTCCGCGATCCGCTTCGCCTCGGCGGCCCGCGCCACGTCGGCGAGACGGTCCTTCTCCTTTCGCTCGGCGTCGGCCTTGGCGTCCGCCTCCGCTCGCGCGGCTTTCGCCTTCGCTTCCTCGGCGTCCAGCGCCTCGCGCTTCCTCCGGAGCTCCTCGCGTTCGCCATCGAGCCTCATCTGGTCGGCCTTGCGCTTCTCCTCCGCCTTGCGCTCGCTCTCGGCCCGCTCGGCTGCGAGACGTTCGCGCTCGACCTTCGCCGCCGCTTCCTGCTCGGCCTTCTGGCGCGCGAGTTCCGCGCGTTCGGCCGCGACCTTCGCCGCCTCCTCGTCGGCCTTGATCCGCTCAAGGAGCAGTTGCCGGCACGCCGACAGCTCTCGAGCGCGAACCCCGGCGGCCTCCTCCACGAACTCGGCGAAGGTCTCGTCGAAGCGTAGAGCGTCGAGCGCGAAGATCGCCTCCTCGAGCTCCTGTCTCGTGCTACTTCGGCTCGACACCCCCACGAGGCAGGCGAGGTTGATCGCCCGACGAATGCCGGCGACGCGCTCCTCTTCGAGCTTCTCCTTTCGCGCTTCCTCGGCCGTGATCTGCGCATGGATCGGCTCGCGGAGAACCTGGATCTGCTCCGCTATTTTCCGCTTCACGCCGTCGATGAGCTGGCAGCGCCGTAGGGCAGGTTCCTTGATCGCTTTGTGTACGGCATCGAGCTTCCCGTTCAGCCTCGAGAGCGCCATGCGCGCCTCGCGCGCTTCGCGTTCCTGCTCGACGATCGTGCAGTCGTAGACCTTGCCCCTGTACTTCTCGCGCAGCTCGGCGAGCCCCGCTTCGATCGGGTCGTACTCGACGAGATGCCCGTCGGCCCTCGCCGTGACTTCGACTTCCTGGATGTTGTCAGACATGGCTACCCCCTCATCCCCGGCTCAGGTTCCAGCTCGCCACCGGGCGCGAGCTCGTTGATTGGTTCCTGTCGCTTCACGGCGGCTCGACCAGAACTGAGCTTGCCACCACCAAGCGGATCGCTGGCGGCCTTCACCGTGGCCCCGGAAATGTCCGGCTCGGCAGCCTCCAACTCGATGGCGGGCTCCGGTACGGCCATGGCGAGCATCGAGTCGAGTGCGTCCGATGTTTGCACGTCCTCAGCTACAACCTCGCGCGGCTCCTCGTTTATACCCTCGTCCATATCAATCGAGTGGAGCGCCCGCAGATCCCGCGTGGAAAGCTCGAGCTGCTTCCCCAACCGATGCACCACTTTGGTAATGGCCATGGCTCCAGGGTCCGTTATCCACGGCGACTTGTCGTTGCCATACTTGATCGCGCTCTGATAGCTCTTGGACCTGTCGCGCGATCGCTCCACATCCGCGCGCCACATCCACGCCATTTTCGTTGTGCGGTCGCGGTACGTCGCAACCGCGTAGGCCCCTATTAGGTTGGCGATCGTGCGATCGCCGCTAGGCTCATGCGGCGTGTGAAC